GGAGCGTTTCGGGGGTAGCCAGGGGGTTCCCCCACCCCCCTCGTCGTTTCCGCAGGTCAACTCGCCATTCGCCGGGGTGACCAGCCCACACGGTCGCTCTTGACCGAGTTGCACAGGAAGCACGCGCACCGGCAGTTCGCGGGCTCGTGCGACCCACCTCGACTCAATGGCAGGACGTGGTCGATGGTCGGCGCCCTCGGGTGTGGCACCTGCTGCGTGGGGTCCGTCATTTCGCCGCAGAGGTGGCAGCGGTAGCCGTCACGCTCAAAGATCTCCCGGCGGCGCACTCTGGACGACGTTGTCACTCCGGCCTCACGAGCGCGCCTGCGTTCGCTACGAGCGCGCTCGGCGCATCGCTTCGAGCAGTACCGCGCGCGTACTCCTGCCACGAACCATTCGCCACAACTCGCGCACAACCCAGACGTCCACGTCCTATGCGTCGCACGCACGACACCATCGCCCGTGTAGAGCACGGGCAGTCTGCGCTGGATGGACGACTGTCGGTTCGCTTCATGCGCTGCCCGATTCCTGACGGCGAACTGGCACTCGACCGAGCACAACGCCTGACCCTTGCGCTTGGCATCGAATGTCCGCCCACAAACCCCGCACGTCTCGGGGTAGCTGCGCATCCTGCGCTTCTCTCGCCACGCGCCGTGCTCTTCGCGGTAGCGCTTGTCTCGATCGAGTTGAAGCCTCGAGTTCCTGGCGCGCTTACAGTCGTCCGAGCAAGTGAGTCGCCGTCGTCCGCGTCTCGCTGGCCGCACAAAGTCAGACCCGCACTGCTCGCAGACTGCTGTCATCTATCTCTCCAGGAATTGCGAGCAGCCCCGCCACCTGGAGATGCGGGGCTGCTCTTACCTCGGGGATCAGCCGAGGATGGTTCTATCTAGCCGCGCGGCTTGTGGCCTTGTGCGCGATGTCCTTCGCGGGAGGACTTACGGTTGTGGCAGTGCCAGCAGGCGGCCTGGCCATTGGCAAGGCTGAGTTCGTCGCCACCGAAAGCGACTGGGTGAACATGGTCCGCCGTGTCTGCTCCGCCCGTGCATCCGGGGAGCTGGATCATGCAGCAACCGTCGCGCTCTCGCACAGCTTTGGACCAAGCTTTGTGTGCCGCAGTGGTTGTGCGCCGAGCACCATTACCCCAGCGGTGTGTGGTGTGTTGGGGGCATGTGCCGGTTGTGGTGAGTGTGGTGCAGCCTGCGTGTCGGCAGACCTTTGGCGCGCGTGGCATCAGATCGGTTGGGTGTCGGTGGTCCAGGTGTCGCGTGTTCCGTGTTGCCATGCGACGCGGCCTGGTGGTCGTGGTTGGTTGTCGTTTCTGGTGGCGATCATTGGCGTCTCGTCTGCGTGATCGATGAGGCTGGGCCATGTGTAGGCGATGGTGTGGCTTTGGTGGCGTGCCCATGCGCTGATTGCTTCGTCGATGGGTTTGCCGTTGGGCAGGTTGTTGAGCATGTTCGGCACGAGGGCGGCGTGTATGGCGATTCCGACTGCGTGGAGTAGTCGTCGGCAGGTGAGCCAGTGTGCTGTGGTGTCAGCGGCTTTGGCGATGCGTTGTTGGTATTCGCGGGGTCGTTCTCGCCCGAGGTAGAGGCTGACCACTGGGCTGGGCGCCACTGCTAGCGCTGCGTCGAGCTGGTCGCGGAAGTTGTTGCACGGTATGGCGTCGTCTTCGAGGACCACGAGCCAGTCTGTGTTGTGACGGGTGAGGTGTTGCCACACTTTGCGGTGGTTGGCTTCGCATCCGAGTGTGCCGTTGTCGATGCTCATGTATGCGGCGCCCACGGTTTCCATGAGCCGGTGTGCTTGTTCGGCGCGTTTGGTGTGGGCCACGATGCCGATGATGTGGGTCATCGTGGCCTTATGCGTGTGGTTTTCACGGCGACAGTGGTGTGTGGTGTGAGTCGTGGTGTGATGCTGCCGTAGTCGTATTCGGGGTCGATGGCGATGGAGCATCTGACCCAGCCGCTGGATTGGATTTTCTCGACGGTGCCTTCGTGTTCGAGTCCGTCGAAGTCAACCCATACGTCGTCGCCGGGTTTCAGGTTCTGGTCCATGTTTATTTGTGCCTCCACCAGCTCCACGGGTTGCGTTCGTTGGCTTTGAATATGGTGGCGATGCGTGGCCCGTAGACGAGACGGTCTGCGTGTTTGGTGTAGGCGATGTAGTTGAGTGTGGCCATGTCACCGATGATGGTGCCTTTGGTGTCTTTTTTGTGCCAGATGCGTCGTTGTTGGTCTTCGTGGTCGGCGATCATGTCGTGGGTGAATGTCATGACGGTTTCACGGTCGCCTCCGACGATCCCCGCGTTCAATAGGGTGTGGTCGGCGTGGGTGTCGATGAATGTTTGCAGGTGGGTGGCTTTGTGGTTGTCGCGCATCCAGTCGATCCCCACGACGGCGGGTTCGTGGCCGACGTATAGTTTCCCGGTTTCCATGTGTTCCCACGGAGGGGTGAGCATTTCGACGTCGGTGCCGTCTACGCACCACACCCATTGGACGTCGGGGTTGGCGCGTAACCATTGGTAGTACAGGTACCAGCGCGCGAAGTATGGGTTATCGACTGGGCTGGTGACTCGCTCGAATGACGCCTTCGGGTGGGTGAGTGGGTTGTCGCACAGCACGACGGTTTCACCTCCAGTAATGGAGGTGATCAGCGTGTCGAGCAGTTTGACGTCGGGCCGCATGCGTGTGCCCCGTTGCGGGTCAGGTTTGTTGGACAGCAGGCAGGTCAGCACCACACGCCGGTCAGGTTCCACGATGGGGATGTGGTGGCTGCTCGTGTAGTGGTGTTTCCAGTACAGGTCGGCATTGCGGGCGGCGACGGCTTTGCGTTCCTCGGTGGGGACGGAGCGTTTCACCTCTAGGTGCTCGTCCATGGAGTGGATGAGCTCGTGGGAGCCGCACACGTCGCCGTACCGGAACGTGGTGAGGCCGGCGTTGTAGATGCGGTCGGACCAGGAGGGGTGTTCCCATCCCCAGCCGCCGAACTCTGAGTCGAGGCCGCCGACGCGCTCGATGACGCTGCGGTGTACGTAGATCATGCAGCCGCGGGCACCGGTTAACGCGAAGTGGTGTCCGTCGTCGTAGACCTTCGTGACGTCGTTGATTTTCCGCCCGTTGGCGAGGTCGACGAACTGGTACATCAGGTGGGGTTCAGGTGAGTCGATGTAGGGCTGGTACCAGTTGTCGGCGATGGGGTAGCAGTCGTCGTCGAACAGGAAGATGTGCTCGCAGTTTGAAAGCAGTTCCAGGCACTTGTTTTTGGCTCGGGCGATACCGGCTCGTTGAGGGAACCGGTACGTGGCACCAGGGAACGGCTGGTCGCTGGCGTCGTCGACGATGACGAGTTTGGCGTTGGGGGTGCGGCGGCGTATGTGTTCGATAGTCCGGTCGGCGATGGTGTGCCGGTTACGGGTGGTGACGCCGATTCCGATGGTGGCGCCGGTGCTGGTGGTTTCGGGTACGTATCGAGTTCCGTTGACCACCACGTCGTCCATTTTTTCGCCAGTTCCGTCCTATGTGGTTATTCGTACCAGGTGCCGCAGGTGTCGCAGTCGGCGTCTCCGCAGTAGCAGATGGTGCGGTCTGTGGTGCGTCCGGTTTTTTGTTCTCGGTGCCGGTTTCGGTGTGGTTGGGCCGCGTTGGATCGGCGGAGTTCGAGTCGGGCGCGGGCAGCGTCATCCATTGGTGTAGTCCACTATCCAGCCGTTTTTCCGTGTGGTGACACAGATTGTGGTTTCTTCAGGTCTCTTCCCGGCCATCGCGAGGGTGGCGGCTTTGGCGAGCGCCGCTTGGACTAGAAGCATCCACGGTTCGTTGGGGCCTGCTTTTTGGACTGCTGGAATGTCGGGAGGTGTGGTGATCCACTCGCCAGGGTCGGAGTGCATCAGCACTTTCCCGTCAACTTCAATGTGGATCACTGTTCAGCTGCTTTCTGCAGGGCTTTCGCGGGGACGATAACGTCGTTGCTTGCCTTGTCGATGGTGATCGACAGGACAGGCTGGCCCGTGGGTGTGGTGCGAATGTTGATGACGCGGTGCCCGGTCGGCGCGTCGGCCGCTTGCTGGCGTAGTTGTTCGTGCTCTTCGCGTGTGAGGATCACATAGTTTTGGGTGATCGCCGCGGCGAGCGCTTCCGCGACCAGTTTCGGGGTATCGAGGTGCGGTAGGCCTGCCTCTTCAGCGAACTGGCCGGCGAGTTCCGGGGGGACACTGACAGTTCGTAGTCCCGGCAGGAGGATCGGGAAGGGTTTGGTGTTTTCGTCGCCGGGGTGAACCAGGTTGTTCAGCGTGCGGTTAAGGAAGTCCGTGAGGTCTGTGAGGCTGCTCATTTGGGATATTCGCCTGCGAGGCCGTCGCTGATTCTGTCGGCACACCCTTCGCCACCGATCGTTCCTGCACCGTCCTGCAGATTGATTCGCCACGAGTCAGGATCGATATCGTTGGGGACTCGGCATGCTTTGCCGCAGGGTGCGAAACGGACACGATCGCAGGTGTCGCAAATGCGGAGGTGTTTGAGCGGCACGGCAACTACTCCTGGCTGGTGGAGCGGGGAACGCGATCCAACAACTGGTCCAACAGTTTCTCCGCAGCCTCAACAATGCTCGGGTTTCCGTCTTCGCGGGCTAGGCGAACGTTGTGGAGAGCGTCGGTGATGCGGTCGTTGAGGGATCGTGGTGTGGCGAAGGTGGGCATGGGATCACCCCCGAAATGCGAAACGCCACGGTAGGTTCCGGGGCGTTTAACAGGCGAGGAAGTGTGACCTGCGCCTACGGCGACAGCCTAGCACGAATATCGAACCTTGTTTGTCAAATCAGCAAGGTTACGGCGCAATTTTGCCGTTAAGGCAATTGCGACAAACATAGCAACTAAATGCTGTGCTCATGCAATCCGCAGCGAGTTCACGTGCCGCACAAGGTCGGGGCCAATCATGAACCATTCACCAGACACCCTCAGGTGCTTGAACTGGTCATGACGTTTACGTTCCAGCTTCCGGTCCCCCGGTTCGTAGCCCATGCAGTCCTCTGGCTGAATCACTCCGATGCGGGCCTTGAGGTTTCGGCTGGTACCGATCTTGGCACGGTTTCCCAGTCGCATGTAGTACACGACGTCATCAGTTGCGGCAGTTACACCCATCAGTGTCTTCCGTTCAGTGCAGAACGCCACCATGGATCGTTCGTAGTCGCACCCTGCCGCCTTGCAGACCACAAACCCGTTCGCTAAGTGGGCAAGTAGACCACTGTCCCCACAGCGAGGGCATGGGCCTGGGATGAACTCAGCCTCTGATGGAAGAAGTTCATATGCCTGTTCCATAGCTCTATGGCTGGCGAGCATGAGATTGGCTTCCCGGTAGACAACCATGATGTGCCGCTCACACAACGGCACATGACTGGCTATGTCAGTAAGGGCTGGCGCGTAGCAGTTGGGGTGGCAGCATTCCGCAGCGAGGACGTCGTTGAGATGCACCCGAAAGACCCGGCTCATTCTGCTAATTTTACCTGTTCAGACGTTGTTTTCTTGGAGCGTGGTAGTTGCCTGTGGTGCGCGTCGAGCACATCTCCTAGGCGGTAGAACCGGACTTCTCCGTCGACTGCGCAGGGCCGCAGTCGCTTGCTTTTCACGAGGGTCTGGACCCGACGTTTGTTCAGCCCTGCACCGAGTGCGCCGAGGCGTGGGGCGATCTTTTCTATCTGGCCGGCGGTGAGGATTTGACGGTTGGCCTGGCGGACCCGTTCCGGGTCGATCACGATGTCATCCTCTGGGGGCAAGTCGATCTGCTTGCGGCACTCGTCAATCCGGTGGTGAATTTCAGGCCAGGATTCTTCGGAGCCTTCGATGAGGGCGAGGGCGGTCACGTTGCGTCTCAGCCAGCGGGCCAGAGTGATGTCATCGTTGGATTCGGTGTACGGGGTTTGTCGGGCGTCGCAGGTGAACCTGACCCATTTGATCAGGGCGTTGTGCAGTTCGTCTGCGGCTTCTACTGCGCCGATGTGGAACGGGATGCGCGCCTCAGCTTTCCGCCTTCGAAGTTTCCCGAGTCCGGGTTTTTGTACGCGGGCTTGGCGTGTGATGGTTACGGCGAGGTCCTCGATGAGTGTGGGGATTCCGCCGAGCGCCTCTTGTAGTTTGAGTTGGTCAGCCCTGGGGAGGTGGAAGTCCATGCTCACTTGTCGAACGCCTTCCTGAACATATCTTCTTTCTGTTCCCGACGTTTCTGTTCCCGTAGTTCCTTCTCGCGGTGTTCAAGCCATTCCGCTGCGGCGGCACCGACCTCTGCCGGCACGTCGGCGAGGTGGGCATAGATGTCTGCTTGGAGTTGGCAGAACGCCCGGTATTCGTCAGGATCGGTGATTGGGCATTTTTTGAGGGTGTTGGTGGCGGCGTTGAGCGCGTCCCACGCCGCGATCCACGCCCCCACACGAGCATCAGACATCAGTGATCCCCCTCCTGGTTGGGTTCAGACTGCACAACCGACCCGACATCGCTGGGCAATTCGGTGTTGACCTCTACCCACCACAGTCCAGGCTGCCCAGGTACAGCCTCGCGGCGGACGAGAATGCCGCCGCTATGCGACTGGAACTCAAGCGCATCCTCTAGGCTGTCGTGCTCCTGGATCCACTCGCCCCCGTCTGGACGCGGTTGCTTCAGTGCGTAGACGCTCATTTGTGGTGTCCTTTGCAGTCGGTGGAATGCTCTGTGCGGGGCTGGAAACACACCGGACAAACAGGGCTCTCGTGGATGAACCGAGCCTGGGCGGCGAGGATCACGGACAAGGTCACGGTTGGTCCTTTTCGGCTAGTAGTTGTGCGATGGCGATCAGGGCGTGGACCTGCGCTGCTTGGTAATCCCCCGCGGCGGCTTCCTCTTTGGCCCGGTCAATGTGATCAGCAGGAGACACGATCTTGCGGCCGGTCAAAACGGAGGAGCCCAGGCGTCTATGAGGACATCGAACGCAGCGTCAGCCATCCGCCGCCACGCATCCTTCTCCTGCTCCGACAGGGTGTTCCAGGGGAACATGCGGCCGGCTGATGTTTCCCCGCAGATCGCTTCGGCGACTTTCTCGATTAGTGCGTCACGCTCAGGAGTGCTCACGGTTAATCCTCCGGAATGCCCCTGGCCCCAGCTGGACCTCAACGGCTTTGTCGGTCACCACGACGAATCCGCGCCGACCCATGCGACGCAATGCGAAATCGAGCGGGAACCAAACCGGAGCGGTCGCCACGATCACAAACCAAACTCCAACGAAAAGTGAGGCCGCGAGGAACCTTGTTCATCAATTCTCGAGGGTTCGTACGCTCAGGGGTACTCATGGTTTTCCTTTCTTGACTTCCTCCCCATGCCTTAAAGGCAGGGGATTCCCGGACTCACGTCCAGGGTTTCCTGTTTCACAGCAGATCGCCGGGAGGTTGCCCTCACCGGTCTTGCATCCGCTCCGCAGGCGTTTTGCGTCTCCGCCAGCCCGGCGGCGACGAGGATGTTCTTCGCGGCGTTCACGTCCCGGTCGTGCCGGGTGCCGCAGTCGGGGCACGTCCAATGGCGCGTCCCGAGGGAAATAGTGGCAAGCAGATGCCCACACGAACTACAAGTCTTGGTCGACGGGTACCAGCGGTCGATGACCGCCAGCCGCTTACCAGCCTGCTCGGCCTTGTAGGCGAGCATGGTTCGGAACTCAGTCCACCCGACGGAGCTGATCGACTTGGCGAGGCTCCGGTTGCGGACCATGCCGGACACGTTCAAGTCCTCCACGGCCACCACGTCGTTGTCTCGAACGAGACGCGTCGAGGTCTTGTGCAGGAAGTCCCGGCGGGCGTCGCGCACCCTCGCGTGTTTGCGGGCCACCTTGACTCGCTGCTTCGCCCTGTTGTTCGACCCGCGTTTCATGCGCGCCAACCGTTTCTGGTGGCGGCGCAGGCCCCGCTCATGCCGGGCAAGGTGGCGCGGGTTGGCGATCTTCTCGCCAGTCGACAGGGTGGCGAAGTTAGTTATCCCAAGATCGACGCCGACCGAGTTGCCGGTCGGGGTGTCCGGCTCCGGGTCAGGAAGGTCAACGCACAGTGTGGCGAACCAGCGCCCGTCCGGCTCTCGGGAGATCACGACCATCGTCGGGTCGAGATTGGTCATCTCGGTGTCCCACGACCACGCGACGCGCAGTGGACTCTTCATTTTGGCCAGCCACAGGCCGTCGGGCTTCATGCGGAACGCCGACCGGGTGTAGTGCGCCGACTGTTTTCCGTTGCGGGACTTGAACTTCGGATACCGTGCGCGGCCCTTGAAGAAGTTCAAGAACGCGGTGTGCTGATGACGCAGCGTCTGCTGCAACGGGACCGACGACACTTCATTGAGGAACGCCAGGTCTTTGGTTTTCTTCCACCTGGTCAGGGTGGCGTCGGTCTGCTTGTACGAGGTCGTCGCCCGCTCGACCGTGTATCGGCGCTGCCGCTCCGCGAGGGTCTTGTTCCACACCAGGCGCACACAGCCCAGGGTGCGATTCAAGATCGCCTCCTGAGCCTTGTCCGGGTATGCCCGAACCTTGTACGCCCGCCTCATGCCCAACATCTTACAGGAGGGTACGACATGAGTAAGAGTTGTCGTCCCCGCCCTTGCCTCCCCACGGCTAAAGCCGGGGGCTTCCCGGGCGGTTTATCGTGAGCCATTCCGCCCACCCCTGATCCACCCGGCGTGGGGGTGGTGTGGTGTCGGGGATGATGTGAATGTCGGTGTGCCCCGACGTGATGGCGTGGCGGTCTGCTTTCCATTCGGCGCAGTCTTCGCACGGCTGGTCCCAGACGCGGTTGCATTCCCGGCAATGAACCTGAATCACCGCACCTCACTCGCAGCGCGGAAGGCGGCAGCCCACCGCGATCGAAGAATCCGTTCGGCGACCGCATCGGCGTCATCCAACGACATTCCTGCATGTTTGACGGACCACAGAACATGCACGAGTGCGGTGTGATCGCTCTCCCAATCCTCGAACGGGCCGGTCACGCCTTTCGTTGCCGTGTCGGTATCCAAGTCGCTCATGCCTCGCTCCATCCCGACACCCAGCGGGCAGCTGTGCGGTCACCAATCCACCCAGGCGGGAGAATCCACCCCTCGCGGGCGGGAACGGTTTCACGGGTGAGTCCTCCGAGGGCTTTGTCGATTTCCTCGGCCACGTGCGCCCGCTTGACTCGCTCGATCTCTCGGCGAACTTCCGAGTCATCCAGATCGAAGTCTTCCGAACGCCACCCGCATTCGAGGCAGCACCACCACTCGACCCGCTCGCCTCGCCCCATGCGCATGCCCTCTTCGAGGCGGTGCTTGCCCATCACGTCGGAGATGAGGTTTTGAGCTTCGATGCTCATGCTTCCTCCAAAGAGTCTGTAGGGATGTAGAGCACGCGGGCGGGAAGGAAGTCGATAAGGTCCCCTGGAAGGCTCTCGTCTTGGTCATCGTTGGCCCAATACCAGGTACCCCTACTCGTCTTCTGCAGGGTTCCTCCGTCGTGGGTGAGAATTACGTTATCTGGGGTCATCGTCAGCTGTATCCGCTTGTGCCTTGTTGGGCGAGGTGTCGTAATCGAAAACAACCAACATGTCGGTGTTTCCACTTAGGACGGGGCAATCCTCAGGTGGGTGTACCACCAGGCAGGCAGGACACGAGTGATCCTCAGTGAACGGTCCGTAGTGTTTGGTTGGGATCAAAGCGAAGGTCGACGCCTCATCCTGCGGCCTGGTACGAATCCACCCGCCGTAGTCATAGTGCCACCGGGCGTTGAACCTATCGCGCCAAGCACGATCGCGGTGTTCAGGGCTCAAGTGCTGGACGTCTGATCCATGCTCTGTGGTCGGCATAGTCGTCATCTCCCTACGAGTGTCGGTAATCGGAAACATGTGTGCGCTGTCAGATCGGCTGCCTACCTGGAGAAACGGCGACGATCATCGAATCAACCCCTGATAATCTCAGGAATCCTCTGGGAGCCATTCGAGATCAGCAGTAGTCTCAACCCCCCTGGGGCGAAGACGCTCAACCTCGGCTACCAATTCGGCGAGCAGCCGGTAGGACCGGCCCGGTGCGACCGCGACCCGAGACCCCTTCGCCACTTCGTAGTCGACCAGCGCAGCCTTGGCGCGCTCAACAACATCACTCATCAGGTATCTCCATCCAGTGGGTAACGAATCGGGTTGCAGGCTCTGGCACGCCCAGCTCGAAGATGCTCTCGATTACGCGGGTTTCCCGCCTGAGTCCTCCGAGGGCTCTGTCGATCTCGGCGGCGACGTGGGCCTCGAAATCGTCGAGCGAACCGTCGCGGAAATCACATTCACCCACCCGCGTACCCTGGCAGTGGGAGTGTCCGGTTTCCAGGTTTAACGTCCGCCGGTGTCGGCGCTGAACCGCGATCATGATCTTCTGCGCGTCCCCGCTCATGCTTCCTCCCCGGGGTTCTGGTAGTGATCAGGCATCGGATCACGCAGTGTTGTCGCCAGGTGATAACAGTCCGGATCAGTCTTCGTCCCGTCCTGGTTGGCGTGGCACAGATACACCGTCCGCATCCGACCCGGAGCGACGAAGTAAGTCCACGACCCGAACACGGAATCCGCGCGGCCGCATCGGGCGCACCGCTTGCCGTCGCTCACGCTTCCTCCAAACTCGCCACATACTCGGGGTTGCCATGGTCGGGGCAGAACGGGTCGAATTGGCCCGGTTCGGCGTGTCCGCCGTAGGTGTAGATCGGGCCGCAGGTGCAGTCGCCGCCGTATCGGGTGAAGCCTTCGGGGTTGATCTCCCCGCTCATGCTTCCTCCCCTGTAGCCCGGATGACGAACAGCCACCGGCGGGCCTGCCGCGCCCAGTCGGACCTAGCCTCTTCGGATAATCGATCCCAGCGGGAACCGTCGCAGCCCGACCAGACCCACGCGTCGTAATAGGCGCGGGCAAGCCTCCGGGCCTCTTCCCTGGTCACCCCCAGGTCAGCCATGGTGTTCCTCCCCTGTAGCCACAACCGCAGCAGCAGCGAGAAGAGCGGCAGCGAATTCGCGCGCCTCACTGACGGAGTATTCGATATCGATGTCTTCATCCTTGATCCAGGGCGGGCAGCATTCACAGTCGGCCCCGCGCCCGAAGCTGATGTGGCGAGCACGTATCTCCGCTTCGTCGGGTAGTTGGATTACCGCCACACCCGGAAGAGACGCGATGATCTCGGCGTGATGCGTTGCGGTTATTTCACCGCACAGCACGTCCCAGTTGACCCCCTTGAACGGGACGGAGTCGGTCTCGAACTCGCACGCGGAGCAGCTCCCCCACTGAGAGCTTTCGGTGGCCGACGACACCGAGCAGCGCTCTATCCTGTGCGCCTTCAGGGCTTCTGTGAGTACAGCACGCAACTCGGGGTTGTTCATTCGTCGCCTTTCGGTTCTCGGTTTCTGTCAGTGAGCCGCCCGAAGTGGATGACCCGTCCGGGCAGCGGCTTCCCCGGACGAATCGTGTTGCTACAGGGTTTGCCTTTGGGGGCTTTGCAGATGTCACACGACCTGCACGACACCGACTCCAGGACACGCGGATCATCTGGGCTCGAAACGAACATGGTCATGTCAGGTACTCCATGCGCCACGTCGGATGTACACGAGTGCGCCAGTCCCATGGATCACCATCCAGGTGAAGCATCAGGTACGGGCCGTCCACACTCACGATGCGTCCGGGTCGTCCATCGAAGATGACTCGCATTCCACGCTTCGCCGGGACACCGTAGTTTGACCGGATCCAGTCGAATCCGCCTTTTCGCTGCGCCATCACTTGTCTCCTGGTGTTGATTGCGGGGGCTGTACGCCACGTGGAGCGACTTTCGGGGCAGGGTTGGTGTCAGTGCCCCGGGAACCCGCAGAACGGGCGTCAGCGATCCTGTGCGAATGAGCCGGAAACGCCTCCAACACCTTCAACACACGCCCCTTCCCATCCCGCACCACACACGGCTCACCTACCCCAGCGCGACAATCCCGGCACCGCACCCGCAACGCCTCCACATGAACCGTCGTCCCACGCCAGTCCTTCACAGCGCCACACCCAAACCAGCCGGCGGTTCTTCATGGAAGACGCAGCGGACCATGCCTTCTGGGGTTTCGATCAGCCCGTTGGCATCGCACTCAGTGCAGGCTTCACGAGCAGACTTGATGGCCCGCCTCAACGTCAGCTCATCCCGTTTCCTTGCGGCTGCCCATGCGTCGTGTGCCCGACGCGCGTCAGCGCAGTCGCGGCACTTCGGTGGGTTCGGGTGATTGATATGGGCGGGGCAACGTGATGGGGGCTCCTGGTGACCTTCCGTACTTACGTAACCCCCTAAGGAGTTGGAGAAGGAGAAAGGAGCAGGAGTAGGAGTAGCCCCGGGGTTAGACGGGGGGTTAACCCCATCCCCCTGCTTAACCATTGGACCGGGGGTTAGACCGGGGGTTAGCGGAGGGGTTGGACTAGGGGTTGGACTAGGGGTTGAACCGGGGGTAAACGGCTCCAACGTGGCCGGATCAATCGCCTTCTGAGACAGCAGTTCCTTGACTGCATCCCGCTGCCACCCAGCCGACACGATCACATCACTGTTGGCTTTCGCGTCAGCCTCATTGCGGGCCTTGATCTTCTGTACCTCATGCACCACAACCCCGCGCAATGTCCTCGACGCCAACGCTGCCCGCGCGTTAGCCATCGACACAGCCATGTTCGGTTTCCTCCACAGGCCGTCGTGCTTGATCCACGACCTCAGAAGAAACTCGTCGGTGTTGGTGTCGATGATCAGGAACAGATCGCGGGACAACTCTGCGGCGGCCGCCTCGACGGCCTGAACTGTCCATCCCTTGGCCATCGCGGCGATTCGGCCGGCGTGCCACTCCCCCGAACCGCAATACGACAGTTGCGGGCTCGTCCACAACACGAAGTACAGATGTTGGGCTGGCGGGGTGAGATCTAACCAATCATCATCACCCCAGATTGCCAGGTTGATTTCCGAGTGGTCCTTGCCAGTGGCTTTCCTGCCCATCAGGAATCACCTCCAGGAATGACTTGCAGCCGATCCCTCTGGACCTGTCGTTGCGCCTCACGGGCTCGCCCCGATCGGTGCTCGACGTGGTCGCACACCGACTTGCCTCGGTATCCGGCATGGTCGCAGAGATCGCAGGCGTAGATGGCATCCCACCGTGCCCGACGAGCCTCAGCCTGCCGATCGCGGACCACATTGGATCGTCCGAACAGTCCGCCGAAAACGTGACCGGTTGGTTCTGGCGAGAAAAGATCGGTCAGAGAATCAGGCAGAGGATGTTCCGGCTGCGGTTTCGGATCCGACTCCGCGAAAGGGTCCTGGATCACCTTTGGTTTCGCCCGCACCACGTTGTGCAAGGGGTGCTCAACCTGGATGGCGCGGCGTTCAGCGTTCTCCAGTTCCTCACGGGTGTTGTAGTTCTCGATGCTGATGCCAGCGACTTCGCTCCACCAATCTTTCGAGTCTCGGTGGGCCTTGAACCGTTGCGGCGGGTTCATGGTGATTCCCACGTACAACAGTTGCCCTGTGGCGCTGTAGAAGCGATAAAGAACGTGAGCCACTAGTCCTCCTCTCCGTCTTCTGTGCCTTCGAATCCTGGGCATAGGCACTGCGTGTACCGGGTCATGTCGTCAGCATCCACGCCCAGCCGGGTTCGGCATTGGGGTGTGTGGGTGGAGCGGGGATGATCACACAACAAACACGTCACAGGTATCCCCCAAGGTCGAACAGCTGGTCTTGAGTGCTGTTTTCGATGCGTTCCCGGAACGCCCGCAACGTGAGCGGAACTTTCTTCGACCCTTTGTCTTCGGGGAGTTCTTCAGCGGTGAAGCAACCACACCCCCCGATATCGTTCGGGTCGTCATCAGCGCTGGAGTCGGACAGGATCGCCACGTCTTTGCCGAGATAGTCGCGGAGTTCCTGTTCACGTTGCTCGTGGTACAGATACCGTTCCGGGTAGAGGGTGAGTAGTTTGCGCCAGTGGGCTTTCCCCGCGCGGACACATCCGGCCTGGCAGTTGGCGTGCGCCCAGCCTTCCCGATACATGCGTGGCGGGGTGACGCCCTCTGATTGGCACCATTCGAGCATCTGCTGCTTATCCATGTACGGTGGCTCGGTCATCGGGAACCCCACCTTGTACGGTGCATAAGCTTTTTCGATGGCGGGTTTGCGGTGCTCCTCTGACCAGTCAATGCCGATGTAGACGGTCGTGTCTTGGGGGTCGCAGTGTTCGTTCAGCCACGCCCTGCAGGGCTTTTGTTTCAGTTCGGTGGAGCAGTTCGCCTGGCGGGAGTTGCCGAGGAATCGGCGGTCGTGGAAAACCTGCCAAATGTTGCGGCCTTCCTTCAACCACACCAGGTTTGCACCTAACTGGGCGGCGGATTCCCGGATGAACCGGTAGCAGTCGGGGTCTTCTCCGAGGAACGGTTCGGTGCCGTCGCCAGCGGTGTCCGCGAACAGTAGGGTCACGTTTTCGGGGCCGTGCGTGTCGGTGACGCGTTTCGCTGCGGCCCACGATCCGATACCGCCGGAGAACATCACGATGTGTTTCATGCGGTGACCTCTTCCTGGATGTGTGCTCGGTGGTCGGCGAGTGCGTGGTGCCGGCGGATGAATCTTTGGGCGTCGTCGGTGCACGTGAATTCGGCGGTCACCGTCCGGCCTTGGGTGCGGGCGCACTCGCCGCAAACAACGGTGATCATGGGACCTGCCAGTTGATGGTGTCGCCTTGCTGGAGAATCTGTTCCAGGTATTTGACGGCGGTGACGGTGGAGTTGAAGCATTTCGGTTCAGTTCCACCGGTGACGATGTAGTGGGGCCACGTCCCCGAAACCGTGTACATCACGCGTACCACTCCCGAGAATCGCTCATCCACATCCCAACGGAGAAGCGTTCTTCCACCTGTTCTCTGTTTGGGTTGAAGTACCGGAACGACACGGGAACGTCTCCAATGTTCCCGATGAAGCTTCGGGCTGCTTTCCTGGCGTCGCGCCTCCTGCTGTACATCTCCGACGTCAGGATCGTCCGACCATTCGAAGTGGCCACCGTCCACCAGAACGTGCCCTTCTCCAAGTCCTCTTTCTGATCCACATAAAACACAGGACGGTTCATCGGGCACTCTCCTCAGTCTTGAGCCGCTCCGCCTTCTCCTCGATGAGCGTCGCCAGCGTCGACAGCGGCATACGTGTCCACACGGTGGCGGCGACCTTGAACTCTCGCCGGTCATCGGTCAACTGCCGGTCAGGGTCGCCGCCCGAGTAGGCCCACACGCAGTTGTCGCCCCGGCGGTACCGCGTGTAATAGACCGTGCTGCCCCACCCCCGATCATCGAGGAACAGCTCGGGCGACAGACCGAATATGTAGCTGCCGAGGTTGGGCACCTGCTTGATCGCGTCGAACACCTTGTTGGCGTCGGACTCGCGGTCGGCTTTGGTCTTCCGTGAGGGCACGAGTAGGTGGCTCTTGCTGTCGACACGCCATCCCGTGGGGGGTGGACGGTAGTCGTCATGACCCGGCCAGAACGTCATCTCGCGCGGCGGGGTGAAACCGCTGATCACCGAGCGTGTGCCGTGCGACCACATCACGGCATCTTCGGCCCCGGTGCCACCGAACGTGTCGCGGACAAACGCATCGACACGGTCGCGGTGCGCCTCATAGTCCGACTCCCACCGGTCGTATGCCTCGATGATCTCGGGGTCGGTGCTGATCCACCACGCAGCCGGCAGGGGTCCCTTGCTCGGCACCCCGTCACCGACGAGTTCTCTTGCACGGTCTAGGTCGATCATCGTGTTGCCTCCACAGGGTTAGGGATTCGGTAAACAAACCCGTCGTCGTCGAGCAACACCCAGTTGCCCCTGTAGAGGACGGGAATCTGGATGGGGGATTGGGTTTGACGAACAAGCCAACCTTCAGCGAACGCTTGCGCCCGATAGGACTCCGCCCAACGATGACAAGCACCACAAGCCCACAGCCCGTTAGACGCCACGTTGGTGTCGTCGCGGCGAGAGCCGCCAAGACCACGGGGCCTGCGATGGTGTGCAGTAGCGTCCGAGGCGTACTCGTTGCAGCGTTCACACCGCCCTTGGGCGCGGGTCCAGATCAGTTCCTTGGTTTCCGGGGAGAACCCCGTATACCTGCGGCTCATGCGGGGGCACCATTCTCCATGAGGTCGTCAATGAACTCCCGCAACTGGGCAGGTTTCGCGTTCCTCGCCGTCACCTTGTACTTGCCGTAAAACTGGGCGGCCACCGTCTTCTCATCGAGCGTCAGAGCTGCGCATGCATCTCCCAGCTCGTGGAGCAGAGCGTTGCGTTCAGCCACCGCAGGATCCGGCGGTGCCGGGGCGTCCGGGTCTCCCTTGCACCACAAGTCGAGAGCCGCGCCGAACCGCATGCCCGCGTTCCTGAGTGCGTCGCCGATGGCTTCTTTGACGGCGTTGGGGCCTTTCTTCCCGCCGGCGTCGCCGTAGCCGATGCGGGTCACACCGCACAGGGTGAGTCGGATCCACAGCCCGCCATGCTCATCCAGCAGTGGTAGCCCGTTGTCCCCGACGGCGAACGGCTCCCACGTCCACAGTGGGTCCACGTCCAGGAATCGGGCGGTGAGATAACCATGGCCAAGAAAGTCGAGAGTGATGCCGCCCTTGGGGAGTTTCCCGATCTGATTCGGCGGGAAAGGTTCCCGGAGCTTCGCAAGTCCTTCCACATCAGGTTCGCTCATCGCGCAGCCTTCCTCAGTCGATACTCCGCAGCAGCGGCGGCGGCAGCGGCCATCGCGGCGTCCAACGTTTCCTCATACCCCCACGCCAAAACCAGCGCACACGTGTTGTCCTCAACAGACCAACGGAAATCACCCGCCACATCGGGGACCCCAGCATGATTGATCGGCGGGATGATCCACGCGTTGCGCCGATCACCGGGGAGTACCGCACGCCACCTACCGGGGCCAACAAAACCGGTGAACCACTCCCACGTGAGGGTCTGGCCTTCGGTGCTCATGCTGTCCACCTGTCCGCAATCCGGTCCAACGAACCGATCACCGCATCAACCCGAGACAACGCCTTGGACACGACTTCCAAATTCAGTTCCAGTGCTTCACGGTCCAGGAACGGCAACTGCGGCCCCTCCGACAACAGCTCATGCAAAGCGCACCGCGCGTCATCAAGTGCGGCTGCGCCGGCTTTCGCGTCATCCCTCGCAGTGATGACCCTCGTATCAGTGATCATTCGTCTTCCTTGTCTTGGTATTTGGAGCAGTGGCAGCGTTCATGCCCGGCCGGGCCGTGGTAGTTGGTGGCGTCACAACCCGTGTCCCACCGTCCCCGGAACTTGTCCCACGCGTATCGGTGACGGGACCGGTTGTGCCCACACACGCACATCACGAAGCCTCCAACCAGCGGAACTTCTTGACCAGAGCTCTGAACTCGGCAGCCTGCTTCTTCGACCACCCGTAACCAGGGAAATACTTTTCGACCGTTGTCCGGCTCACACCCAACGTGCGGGCAACCTCCCGATACGGGGCGCCGTCATCAAGCAAATATTGGGCGAAATCTTTCTGCTCCTGACTCAACGGCACAAACTGCTCCGGCGACGCCAAACGGGCATCACCAGCCGCCCGAACCCGAACCACCGTCCGAGCCGAACAACCCACCACTTCCCCAATATGCTTGGCGGAACACCCCTCACGAGTCATCAACAGAATCGTCTGCACCTGCTCTGGGGTGAGCCTGTTCCCGTTGCTCATGCCACCTGATCCTCACCATCGATCGCTTTGAGCAGAGGCCGCCGTTCCTTCTCCGACAACCCCCCGAACACCCCGTAGTTCTCGCGGTTCGCCAACGCGAACTCCAAGCATTCGACCCGAACCTCGCACCGGCTGCAGATCCGTTTGGCTGGCTTCGCGCTTCTACCCTTCTCGGGGAAAAACACTTCGGGGTCCACTTCGGCGCACCGTGCCAGGTCACGCCACGCATGCTTGTCCTCCACCGCTGCGGCGAGCATGAACGACAGATCGAGCAGGGTCATGCAACGGACTCCAGTTCTGTGATCCACGCGAACGGGTCCTCAACATCTGGCACACCGGCAAGGGCAGCCATCAACAGTTGAGTGCGTTCGGTTTCCGGGAGGCTTGTCAGATAGGCCCACACGGGCAGGGAGTCACCGCTACGGATACGCCGAGACAACCAGATGACTGTTGCAGCGATACGGGATTCCCAATCCGTCTCCGACAGTGGGCATTCCTGAAACAGCCTGTCTGGGTGGGCTTCCATGTTGCCATCGGTCGTGACCCACGCGTCCTCCCCGCACACCGGGCAGGATTGCAACTTTGCTGCAGGCAGTTCAGCCCTGTCCCGTTCGATGGTGCGGACCGTGCAGTGCGCCCTACGCGCCAACTCCACTTCGGGGAGTTTCGGGCGCCGACGCACCAGCATTCGGCGCTCTTCGGTATTAAGCCGCATGGGAGTTCCGTTCACGGCGCACTCCACTGCGAACCAGTCGATGCTCACGCGCCCCACCTCTGCGCCCGTCGGCATTCATTCGAGCAGGTCTTCGCATACGTCCCCATAAACTCGCCACCGCACTGCGTGCAGATCTTCAGGGACGGTTGTGACCGCAACGCATTCGCGGCGCGTTTCTTGCATTTCTGCGAGCAAAACCTTGCCCTGCGGGTGACCGGCTCGAACACCTCACCGCACTGCAAGCATTCCTTCTCCGTGAACCGTGCCGGTTTCACCGGGGCCAGCTCGCCACGCTTGATGCGGGCACGTTCCTTCTCTGAGAAGCCGCCCCACACGCCGGCCTCGTTGTGTTGCAACGCGAATTTGAGGCATGGCGCTTGAACGGGGCAGGTCCAGCAGATGCGGCGGGCGGGGTCGGCGGTGTAGTGGCCGGATTCGTTGAGGAACCAAATGTCGCCGTCCTTGTGGGTGCAGATCGCGCGGGAACGCCAGTCGCTGGTGTGGACTTCTGCCAGTTGGATGAACGGTGAGTTCGCCATCACGCCCACCCAGTTCCGCTCAGGTGTTCAGGGCAGAATGATGCGGTTGCGGCACCTACGAAATAACCTGCGTCGTAGAGGTTCAGGTTGGAGTTGTCGTGTACGAGGATTGATGCTTCGTACATGGTGGCGCCGGTGTCGAGGATGTTGCAGATGGCTTTTCCGGCGTTGATGACGGCAGGTTTGGAGCTGTAAGTGATGCCTTCGGAGTCGAGTGCCATCACGAACGCGTCGGATGTGATGTCGGCGTGGGCGTGTGGTGCGGCGAGGCCGGGGCCGATGATGCCGGCGGCGATCAGCAGCGGCATCGTCCACCAATACCGCCAGTTCTTCTCACTGCGCCTCATGCTGCTTCTCCTGTCGTGAGGTAGTCGTGCAGAAGCCCAACAACGGCGTCGCCGTTCATCTGCTCCCAGATCGTCGGCTCCGTCTCCCAATGCCACGGCGGTATGAACGGCCAGCCACCGGCACGGTCCAGTTCACTCATGACCGCCGCGGCACGGTCCTCGAACTCTTGGAGATGGCTCAAGTCAGCCATGGGTGGGTTGGTGGTGACGGGCAGGTCAGCCCAGTTTGTTTGGTGGTTGTCCCACCATGAGGGTTTAGAATCTCGATCTAGCATCGGAAGCCTTTCCTTGGTTGTGTGTTTCCGGTGTTAGGGCCGTCGTCCCGCGCAATGGGGCGGCGACCCGCCTGCGTCAGCCGTGGATCTTTGTTTGGATGGGTTGATCTATCTCGGGGTGATGCGGTAGTTCTCCAGCAGTGACTGGGCGACAACGCCGGGGTTCACCCCGGACGCGCCGGGCGCGGTCGTGAAGTAACGCAGATGGCGTTCCAACTCGGCGGCCGTCGCATGCTGTTGCCTCATGGCGGCGAGTTCTTCCGCGGTCGCAGAATCCAGGAACTCCCCCAACTCCATGAACTCGTCGAGCAGTTCGGCTTCCTCAGCCTCATCGCAGATGTCTTCAGCGAGGAGTTCGCATTCCACTGTGGGGCAGGTGCATTTGGAAGGTCCCGGCGCGGGGGGAGGCGGGGGAACCATGCCCGCGCCGGGACCAGTGTCACCCACCGAGACGGGTGACGGGTCTGGGGCATTGCCGCGGACAGATACGAATCCGGGTTCGTGGACTTCTTCCTCAGCCTCCGCAGCCGCAAGACCATCCGCGTAGTCCAGGCCGAAATCCCGCCCCAACGCATTGCTCATGGCCTGACGCTCAAGCTTGGCCAGCCACGGATCCACCACAGCACCCACCAAGGCGAGTCCGTCATGAATCACGTTGTTAAACCTGGCATTCAAACGCTCAACAAGATTCACCGGTTACTCCAACTCGGTCCGAAGGGGTGGGAATATCCCCACAGGAAGCACGCCATGGTCGGGCGGCTGTCATAGAGGCGGTCCCACAACGAACGCGGGGCCAGCGCCAGAAGCACCTGGGGAACCTGAAGCGAGATGACGATCGCGATGAGAACCCAGAGTAGAGTCACGCTGTCTCCCCCAGTTCCTGCAGCCGGCACCTCAGCCGCGCGTTTTCTTCACGCAACGCCTCCAACTCCGCCGCCTCACGCATCTGCCTCGCGTCGAACTCCGCCAACGCTTTCCACAACCCAGACGGGCGAGTAACTTCACCCGACAGTTGACACACACTCCGATGCTTAGGAGCAGACGTACTCACGCGGACCTCGGCTCATAACTACGCGACTTCATCCACTCATCAACCTCATTCAGGTCAACACGCGCCTCCCGACCGTTACCGATCGGATAAGCCTTCAACCCATCGTTTTTGACCGCTTCCCGTATCAGCACGTCTGATTTCAAGCGGAGGTATGACGCGGCCTCTTTGAACGTGGCCCATCTGGGAGTGCTCATTTCGCATCCTTCGGTTTCGACTGGAACAAAGGCTTCTTCGGCTTCGGGAAATGCTGAATCGGAGGCCTCGGGCGTGAATGAAACGTCATCGCGTCTCCCTCATCGCGTTGCGGATGATGGTCAGCTGGTCGATCAGATCCGTGAGTTCGTCGGCGTCCAGGAGAACGTCACCCTCGCGGTATCCATCACCGACGTGCAAGTAGGCCAATTCGGATCCGTTGTTTTCCCCGAGTCCAACGGTCACACCACCATGGCCTCTCTTGAGGATCTGGCTGGGCTCTGCGTAGAAAGAGAAGCTCATGATTCGGGCCACACAATCCGGCTGGAACGCTCAACCACCGCAGTAGCCCCATAGGACTCGAGAAGGTCAGCCCGCTTCTTCGCTGTCGAATGCGACCCGTACACCTTGTTGGTTACCGGCCATACGAACTCGTCGGTGCCGAGGATCTGTGTGTAGTTGCCGCGAGGACGCCAACCAGGTGGCTGCCAGCCGGGAGTGGGGACCCAGTAGTCAGCTTTCTCATCGATGCACTCGAACGCGCCCTCGGGGTAACGGATCACGCGGACCCGGTACAGGTATTCACCGGAGAACTTCATGCCGGCTCACCGCCTCGCAGTTCGCGCGGCAGCTCCAGGGAGCCATTGGCCTCGACGTACTTGGTGATGCGCTTCCACGCGTAGTCCTGACCAGACGGGGTCAGCTTGCCGACCGCGTACGCGTATCCGTTGCGCGCCACATCCTTATGGGTGAAGGCCAACCCGCGCTTGAGCGCATCAGCAGTCGCATGACCGGTGTCGGACCGCTCACCACGGATGAACAACCCGATGTGCCCGAGGAACCGCAGCACATCCGCCTGCTTGATCTCGATGCCCTGCTTGGTTCCCCACGCCTGGACCTCGCGGGCGAACTCCTGACGGTGAACATCAGAATCAGACCCGGTGTGCGCCTCAGCCTTCGCAACCAACGGGGCATCACGCTCGATCGCGGCCGCCAACATCTTCTTCTCGGACTCGACAGCGACGAGCTTGCGAGCGGTGTCCGCGAACATCTCCGTCATCGCCAACAACCCCTCAGGGGTGGTGATGTCCGGAATGGCCGGACGAGTCTCGGCCTCACGGGTCTTGACGGCGAAGTACTCCTGTGCGGCCGACACTTCCGGTTTGCGTGGATCGCCGTTCATTGCGATCAGGTATGCCGCGAACCGAGTGACGAGGAAGTCGGACTGCGGCCTGCCGGCGCCCTTTTTACTGACGGCAGTAAAAAGGGTCCGAACGTTGAAACCCTGGTTGTGGGCGGAAACCTTGGCGCGTTCGACGACTTTCTCGAAGTTCTGCCAGTTGTCGTACCCCATCTGCTCCATGAGCCAGCGGGCAGACCACCGGTCCTCGCCGCCCTGCGAGCACGGGATGCGTCCGGCGTCGAATGGTGACTGGTCTCCGGTAAGCTGTAGTTCAGACATTTGAGCTTTCCTCTCGGGTGTCTTCTGCCCTCACCTGCTGCACACAGGTGGGGGCTTTTTTATGCGGCGGGGTTTTTCTGCTCGGCTGGCCGCTCCAATACGGAGACGGGAACCTTGAGCGCGACGGCGAGCTTCTTGGTGACGGTGGCGTTCGGCCACCGGTCACCGTTCTCAAGCTGGGAGAGGTAAGGGGCAGAGACTCCGCTTTCGCGGGACAGTTCGGCGGATGACCAACCTGTGCGCTCACGGATGACCCGGAGTTCCTGCCACACCCCGTAGGACTGTTTGACCATGCCGCCAACTGTACTGCGAACAAGTGCAAACCGCAAGAGTTCGCGCACAGTTCGCGCCAACAATGCCGTGACCTGCAATGTTCGAAAACTACAAGCGCGTAACTGCAAAGAATCAGGGTTGTGCAAGCAGTGGACTTTGCACCTGTTTGCACGCGAACATGTAGGCGTGAACGAGAACAAGGAACACCGCGAAGACTGGCCATTCGGGCCAGAACTCAAGCGGCACAGAGAGCGCGTCGGGCTATCTCAGCGCGAAGCCTCACGGCGCACAACGCCCCCAGGCAGCGACAAGCCCGCCGTCAGCGCAGGACGGTGGAAGCAACTGGAAACGGGGTGGCAGATCAACAAAGGGACACTGATCCCAATCGGAACGACCGCATCCACCGTGGCCGCCGCTGCCCGAGCTGTCCAATGGGATGTCAACGAAGCTCTGGCGATAGCCGGATTTCAACAGTCAGATATTCCACCGCCGCTACCCGAGCCGGCGATAGTCCGCTACTCAGACGACGAACTTCTCGCCGAAGTCCGGCGACGACTAAAGGAGGCACGAAATGTCATGGAAACTACGCAGACGACGCGAACACCGCGCGAAGCGCGTCAAGACCAGGAGGGCGACCTAGACGCCGCGACCAGTGACACGACGCATCCGCGCCAACCTCGGGCCGGCGAAACAGTTGGGGCGGAGATTCGTGACCACATCGCCAGGAGCGTCCGGGCACGTCAACGCCGCAAGGACTAGACGTGCTCGGCGCAACGTCCATGTTGTTGGCGGACACTCGTCCATCGCGTTCAGAATCCGCACCAGCAGAGTGTCGAGTTCGTCATCAAACATGGGCTGCACCTACCGAAATCACCAGCACCGGTCACCCCTCGCAACCGGATGCGTAGACGCTAACGGATCATTGCCAAAATCGACACAGGAAGCCCAAACATGGGAATGTCACGATCAGATAACGCCAGTGCGCGCAAGTTAGCCACCAACACAGAAAGCCCACTACCAGATGACCACCAATGATCGCGCAGTGTCACCAGGGAAGGTGATGGTCACCGCGCTTGCTGTGCTCGCCGTCGTAGGCATCGTCTCCGCACGCAACAACAACGACGATGACGCGCCGCGAACCGCCACATCCACAACCACCACTACGCGGCCCAACCCGTACCGCACCATCCCCGGCGACGGCACCCACAACATGGGCGGCGCAGACGGATACGACTGGGGCACCTACACCGCCACCATCCCACCCAGCTCCCCCGGCTGCACGTGGGCGGTCGTCAGCATCGCCGACTACCGCGGCGGCGAAACACTCCGCGAAGGTGAAGCACCATCCGGCACCGTACGTGCGAACATCCAACCCGATGGTGTCGCGTCGTGGACCGGCACAATCAACGGGGATCATCGCATCGTGTTCCGCACGAGCGGCTGCGGAACTTGGACCATGACGGATTGACTACTCCCCGCCAGAACGCAAAAAAAGCGCCCTGCCGGGGATGGTGAATCCCTCGGCAGGGCGCATTTACAGTCGGTCGCCTACGCAAACGTTGATGGGAGCAGTTCGGACAGCCCCTGCATGGCCTCCAGATGCCTCGCCCGGTCCGCATGCGCATAGATCCGCTGCGCATCCACACTCGCATGACCCAAGATCTCCATACGCGTTTGCTCATCCACACCCGCTGCGCGCAGCAATGTCGAGGTGGTGTGCCGCGAGTTGTGCGGCGGCAACGACTCGGTTGGACCGATCACCCCAGCAGCGCGGAACACGCCACGCCACACGTCGTAGTCCGAACGGGGATCGATCGGCTTCCCCTCCTTGTGCCACACCAAGTCGTGCGGATTGTCGGTGCGGAGTTTCTGCATCGCCACATACAACGGCGGCAACAACGGCACCTCACGCCAACCAGCGTCCGTCTTCGGCCGGGTGAACAACAACGACCCCTCACATTCCTGATACTCGAAATGCGCCGGCAGGTCCCACCGGGACTGCGGGCATGCCCATGCCCGTGTCTTCCCGCAAGGCCAGTACGGGGGTTTCTTTGGCATACGGTCGGGCCGGGCCAGCGGTGACGGTTCAGGCAGAGGATCCCCACAGCCGTGGACGCGGGTTTCCGATTGCAACTGCCAAGCGATGGTGATCCACCCCTGAGCGGGGTTGTCGACGTAGGGCCAGCGCAGGCCGAGGAGTTCCCCACGGCGGGCGCCCGTCAAGAAACCGGCGGCGATCCGCACCGCATCCGGTTCGTCGCACACCTGGAACGCGGTGTGAATGATGTGCTGCGCCACGTCCGCCGGGAAGCCGTTGCGTTTCTTCTTCCGGTACTCGGGCTTGTCGACCAATGCGGCCACATTCCTGGTCGCCACACCCTCCGCTACCGCATCGTCCAAGGCTTTCTGGACGATGACATGGACCAGCTCGGCGGTGCGGGAGGCCCCGATCTCGGAGTGCAGGTCCCGCACATGCTGCGGGGTGAGTTTGTCGATGCGTTTCGCGCCGAGGATCGGGTTGATGTGGTTGTGGATGGCGGCCCGGTAGTCGTTGAGGACGCCGGGGCGGACTTTACGTTTGGCGTGGATGTTGTCGATCCAGTGCAGCATCCACTTCTCCACAGTTGTGGATGAGGTGGTGGCGATGCGGCCCTCTTCGACGTCGCGGCGGAGTTGTTTGAGTTTGGCCATGGCGGTGTTGCGGTCCACGGAGGACACCCATTTGTAGCGGCGGTTGCCGTTGCGGTCGGGGGGTAGTTCTACTCGTCCCATCCATTTGCCGTCGGCGCGTTGGAAGAACGCTCCGTCTCCGCGGGTTCTGCGTTTCTTAGTTGCCATCGTTTTCCCTCCCAGGGGGTCACCCTACGGTTCACCCTACGGTGCTGCGCAGCATTACGCAGAATTGCGCAGTATCGGGGGTCTACCTGCGGGTTTGACAACGTTTCTCCTGGTATGCAGCCTATCAACCGCTGACTCTTAATCAGCGGGTCGGGGGTTCGAAACCCTCACGGCGCACAGGTCAGAGGCCATAAGCCTCAGAGGGGATCACCCTAAAGGTAACCCTATAGGGGTTTTCACTGGTCCTACATGTCGTCGCGCCGTCGTACTCTCTTTTCATAGGGGAGCATGAGGATCCAACTGAGCTTGCTGTGCCTTCGATTGAGCGGTTGAAGCATCTGGAGCGTCGGCGGACAGCGATCACGGTTCCCAACGATGGCTGAAAGAAGGATGAAATGACTGCAGCTACTGACCGCTACGAAGCTGTGATGTGTGGTGGTTGTGAGGTGAAGTCGGATGACGTCGTTTACGGCATGTGCACCGCTTGTGGTTCTGTTGAGGTCGCGTTGATGCAGCCCACTGGCAGTCGGAACCTGAGCCACATAGGTGAATCAGACACCTACCCGACCGGCCACGGATGCGAGATGTGCAACTGATGAACACCGATGATCGTTGCGGCCGGTGCGGTCAACCGTTCAAAGACGGGGAGACAGTTATCGACACCCTTCCCCCAGTGCACCACACATGCCAAAACCTGGATGCCTCCGAACGATACAGAGCTGCCCGAAACCCCAAGCACTAGTAGATACGCGAAAAGAGGGCCGCCCCGCTTGCACTGGAGAGTGTGTGCAAGCGGGGCGGCCCCGTAACCTCTCCTGAAGTTCGATGCTTCACGAGGCGTGGATTAAGCCAGGACGTGAATTAACAGCGCGACGATCATCCCCGCGACGACAGCCAGCCACACCGACCGCCACAACTCCAACTGCGGATCACTCATCGTCTGATTCGTCCCAGTAACGATTCACCAAACCGTCCGTGAGATACCCCGGCTGCCCTACCGGTGTGATCACCGTCGTCGCGCCCAAGTCCATCCGGTCACCGGTGATGCGTTCCAGGCCGACAACCGCCACATAGTGGGCTACCTGCCAGCCGTCGCCCTGCGCATCCAAACTCTCTTGGATCGCAGCCCGGACAGGATCGGCGGGCCTCACAACCGCACCCACAACTTCAACGCGTCCCACAGGAACCCTACCGTCACTCCGTGGTCTAGGAACGTGCACACTCGAACGTTCATTGGTCAGACCCCTCTCACAGCGCTCATGCGTTCCGGCTCGATGGACAGTCGTGAATGCGCCCCGCAGTTGGTGCAGCGGCGCATCGTGTACGTCAACACGTTCGCCACGTACCGCCGCGGGATCACCACAGTTTCACCAGCGCACCGGTTGCACACCATCAGCTTGTCCTCGCCGTCAACGAACAGTGCGGGATGGTTTTTGATGTGTGGCCGCAGGAAGTCGTACAACCCCTGCGTGGCTACCACATCGCCAGCGCAGTACGACACCAAGCGTTCCCGATCAGCGGCGCTCTTCCCTGTCACGGCGCGTTCCATCGCGCCCCGGTCGTAGCGGTCAGTTTTGGCGGGCAGGCCAACGATCTGACAGAACGCGTCCAAACCTTTGAATGGGGCACCGGATTTGAACTCGCGGCGCAGCACCTTCAACGTGTCAACGGTTTTGAACGGAGGCAGCGGAGGTAACCCGGCCTCCAAATGCAGATCGCCCTTCAGCCACGGCACGTCAGCTTCGTCGATGTAGTGGCCGACGACGATATCCGCTTGGGATAGCAGGTTGTGGACGCGCCGCAGGAACCGTTTGCGTCCACCTTTGTCCCATTCGGCGAGCTGGATAACCTCGGGCTGGTCATACCACTTGGCGCACACAATCGTGGTGCGCGGCATGCGGGTCACCGTCTCGTACTGCACGTACCGGTTTTTCAGGTCGCCCCTGTCCCACCAGTATTGTTCGGTGATGCCGGGGAGCCGTTCGACGTCGAGGATCAGGATTTTGTTGCGCACACCCTCGGATATGCGGACCTGACGTAGGTCGCTAGTCAGGGACATGATGGTTCCTCGCGTGGTGCCGCCACGATTGCGGATTCATGTCGGGCATGCCGTGTTTGATGAGCACTCGCAGCACGTCGGTGAACTGAACCTCGCCGCGTTTGGCGGACTCCACCGCCGTGTTTATCTCTGCGCGTTCCTGTTTCGACCGGGTGCCCGCCCAGTCGCATGCGGGGCATGTGCGGGGTTGCAGGCCCGCGAGATCGGCCAGTAGTGACATTCGTGCGCCCTTCTTTCCTGGTGGTTACCGGTCGCGTCGCTTGTCGCCTTCGATGCGTTCGAGGCGTTCGGTTCGCAGTTCCTCCCTCAACCCTCCGATGTCCCGTTGAATCTGTTTGAATCCGTCCCGCACCAGATCGCGTATCTCGTCGAGGTCGTCGCGCATGTTGGTGTCATGGGTGTTGACGGTCTGCTCGTGAATCTCATCGGTTTTCGCGTCGATCTGTCGGGCACGTTCCCGGCCCTTGCGTTGCCCTCGAACAGTGAGGACACCGACAATTCCCGTTCCGATCGCTGCGATCGTGGAAGGTAAACCGATGATGAGCAGTCCTATCAGGTCGATACCATCTTCTGGCTGGTACGCGGCATCCATCGCTTCGCGCACCGACTCCCACATCATGCGGCAGTGACCGCTCTAGTCGCCGAAGCCGTTCCGGGGTTGCCGCGGCGTTCCGCGCCGATAGACATCAGCAGTGACACCACTGCGGCGCCGCCGGACACTGACAGCACCGACACCCAATCGGTGGCGAGTAGGTCAACCGCGCCCGCGCCGAGTGTGGCGATCGCGGTTTGGGCGAACGTGCGGGCCGCGCGTTCGGCGGCGTCGATCCAAAACGAACGTGTCAACATCAGGTGGTCCCCCTTATGTGCGTAGGTAGTCGATGGCGGGCTGGACGTTGTAGTCCACGTGCGGGCCGGTGCGTTTCGCGAAGAACATGCCGGCGTCGAGGATCGCTTTGGTGATCGCGATCGTCTCCGGTAGCGGGGCCTGCACAAGTTCGATTACTTGGGCGAGTAGCGAATCGGGTCCGGTGAACAGGTCCAGGTCGCGCACGATCTGCCAGATGGCGTTGCGGACCTCTTGTGTGTCGCCCGGTTCGGTGCACGCGTACAAGTCGCCCTGGTGTGCGTAGTCGCGCCACCACGGCGGGGTGTCACGCATACCGTTCGATGAGACGCCCTGAGTGTTCGATGGGGCCATTGGGGAGCCGCCGTGATCAGCCCACACGTGACCGAGTTCGCGGTTCGGGTTGCCCCACGTCACGGCTTTCTCGATGTGCGGCTTCATCCAGTGCAGGGAGCCGGTTTCGGGTGCGATGTGGTTCATCCACAGTTCGGAAACCACTACCGCGCCTTGGGAGTAGCCCGCTAGGGCGGCGCCGTGGGTTTCGATGCGTTGGCGCCACCGGTTAGCCTGGTTGTGAGCTTCAGTGATAGCGGCAGCGATGGATTTGCCCATCGGGAACGGGGCCGCGGGGTAGCCGACGGGCTGCCACAGGTATTTGTCTTCGACGGCGCGGGCGGTGTCGGCGTCGGGGCCGATCCACCAGGGAACACCGGTGCCGCACACGGTGATCAGAACAGGCCGGGTGTCCACGACGGGGCGCGGTAGGTAGCCCATGACGTACTTGGTTTCGGCCCCTACAATCCCCGGGATGTAGAGCCCGTCGCGCAACAGTCCTGCCGCGTTGTAGCGGGACTGCATTTCAGCGACCGCGGCGGTCATCTGCTCGTCGTAGAGCGGGGTGTCGGTGAGATGCCCAGCGTAGGAGGCGAACTTTTTCCGCATGAACGTCTTGATCCGGCGGATTTCCTCGGACGAATCACCCAACCCGAGGCCCACATACTGCCCGTCGATGCGCATCAGGACTTGCCCTTGACGTCGTAGCAGCCTTCGATGCCGAGCTTCTCGCCGATCGCGCCCAGTACGTCCACCACCGTCCGGCCGCCGAGCTGCGGCCAACCATCCAGCGCGTAGCCGCGCTGCTGACGCAAGGTCTCCACGGCGAGTTCGCGGTCGGTCCAGTCGTCGGGGAACCGCTTCACCTTCGGCGGTTCCGGTTCGCTGGCACCACCGTTGGCCCAGAAGGCGACGCGCTCGGTGAAGTAGTCCCACGGGAACCAGTCACCAACATCGGTGTGGGTGCCCCACTTGAACACGTCGGTCACCCACCGGTGATCCGAGATGCCTGGGTGGCCATTCACGTACGGCGGGGGAACCACGAGTGGTTCGAAGCCGTACTTCTTCGCGTCCTGCACCGCCAGATATGCGGCGACGTCGATGGCGTTGGACTGCTTCATCCACTGCTCGCGCGACCAGGCAGCACGGGACCCGGCGAAGCACAGGTTGATGCTGATGCTGTTGGCGTTGCCGACCGACCAGGCGGCGCGGTCGGTGTCGACGCAATCGACCACGGTCACACCACCATCGGACGCCTGGGAGATCGTGTAGTGGTAGGAGACGCCGTTGGCGTTCTGGAACCATTTGGCGAGGTTCTCAGCGGCAGCGTCCCCACCACCACCCTCCTGGGTGTGGATCAGGAACATGGTCGGCTTGCCGCTGCGGGAACTGTTGTTGGCCGACCAGATCGGAAACTCGTTGAAGTCGGGGCGTGGTTCGTCGGGCACGGCGGTACCTCCATCGGCGGGCCAGTACTTGTCGAGGTAGGGGGTGACGGTGGCGATGCGTGACTTGATTTCGGTGAGGTAGGCGCGGCGGCCGTTGGCGTACCAGTAGTCAGCGCTGGGCCAGTTGGGGGCCTGCTGCATCCAGCAGATGTTCAGCCATATATCGGTGCTGGCACCGGGTTTGGCGCGCCACACGTCGAGCTTGTCGAAGAAGCCTTTGATTTGGGCTGCGGCACCGTCGAAGCGGTGTGGGTAGGAGCCGTCCTGTTGGGCAATGCCGTAGGTGGTGTGGGTCGGGTCCCAGATGGTGTCGTTCCAGCCGGACTCTTGGTAGAAGGTGGACATGATCGCCAGGCATTCGCTGCGGGTGTAGCCGCGCGCCTTGGCTTCGGCGATAGTGATTTGGGCGACTTGATCTTTCGTGGTCACCGTTTGCTCCCGAGGATTCCGCCGAGGACGGGGATGGAGCGCAGCGCGCCGTCGATGATGTCCACGACTTGCGCTGGAAGGTTGGTCAGGTCGGGGAGTTTCGCGACGATCTGATCATCCAAATCGGACAGATCGGGCAGGTTCTCGGTGATCCTGTCGGCGATGCGGTCAGCGATCCGGTCGGCGAGCGGTCCGAGCAGTTTGAGCAGGATGATTCCGAGACGGTCCATGTCCGGGGTTCCTTTCGGGCATAGAAAAACCCCGCGCACCCAAGTGGGTGGCGGGGCTTTTTCTGGGGTGGGTTTAGAAGTAGAACAGGGTGTCGCGTTCGATGAAGAAGTCGATCGCTGGATGTCCTGTGGCGAACATCCACGAGATGAGTCCGGTGAGGGCGACACCGCCGAGGAGTCCAGTTCCGAATGCCCCCGCTACTCGTTTGGTCATGACAGCCTCCTGACCGTGACGCGGGACGTGTCGATCAGGTGCCTGCGACCTTGGTCGTCAGCGACAGTCAGGACGGTTCCTGTGGTGAAGAGGACTGTTGCGTTCCAGCCGGCGGGGCCGCGGGATTGAACGTGGATCTTCATGGCGGGTCACCAGGTGTCGGTGGTTTCGACGTGGTGGCGGCCGCCGCCGCAGTGGCGCACGCACTTGTAGATGTGTTTGGTGCCGTCCATCTTGGGTGTGCCGTCGGCGTGGGTGGCGTATGTCCAGTCGGCCCCTGCGCCGCCGCTGCCGGTGGCGCAGGCGTGCTTGTAGATCTGCCCGTGGCCGGTGCCGTGATTCGCGCAGTGGGCGGGTGCGGCATCAGCGACTGCGGGTATTCCGAGGGCGAGTGCGGCGATTGCGAAGACAGTCGCGGTGGTGGTGCGTAGCATGGTTCGGGCCTCCTGTTGGGGGGTGGGCCGTCCGGCGGGGTTGGTTTCTCAGGCCTATCGCCCCGCCGGGCGGTGTCTCAAGTTGATGAACGCGAGTCTAACCGCGTTTGACCACGTGCACAAGTATCTCTTTGAGATACACTCCTAGATGTGACAATCATCGACCGCATGATCGCCAACCGGCAGAAACGCGCAGCGACTATCGCCGAGCTTGATGCCGAACTGGCTGCCCTCGTCTACGAGGCGATGACTGTCCACGGCATCACGTGGCATGACATTGGCCGCGCCCTGAAGATTTCCAAGCAGCGTGTGTATCAACTCCGCGCTGCTGGTGACCCGAACCGTTAGCGGGGTTATTCCCACTCGATCAGGACGTAGCCGTCACCGCCGCTACCTGCGTTTGATCCGCCCGTGTTTACGGCTCCGTCGGTCCCCCCGCCGCCGTTCCCCGCGGGGCCGGAGCTGGTTCCGTTGCTACCGCCGCTGAAGCTGTTGTCATTGGACAGGACGCCTCCAGCCCCCCGACCGCCAGCGCCCGCACCGTTTGAACGGCTCTCCCCGCTAGTTGGGTTACTACCGCCGTTGCCGCCTTTGCCACCTGTATAGCCTGTTGCGGATACGCCGGAGATGCTGGTTGTACCGCCGGCCCCGCCGCTTCCGCTGGACGACGAGTTAGTGCCCCTCGCGCCTGCTGCCCCTCCGCTAGCCGTCAGGGAAACGCTGCCGGACGAGAACACAGTCGAGCCGCCGGCGGTGCCGTCATTGCCGTTGGACGATCGCGCCGCCCGCGCTCCACCGGCCCCACCGAGGCCCCGGACGAGGGTATACGTCGAGCCGAGCGACGCGCGTGGAATCCAGACGCGGTCGATGTAGCCACCGCCGCCCCCCCCGCCGCCGCCGTAGCGGTAGCCGGAGTTGGATCTGCGGCCGGAGCCGCCGCCGCCGCCCGCACCGCCAAGGGTGACCCAGCAACCGGATGCGCCCTCGGGTACCGGTTCGTCGATCAGATCCTCGTAGCCGGGGTCTTCGCTGGAGATCGTGAACGGTTCAAACGACGGCCACACCTTGTCAAAGCTGGTCCCGTTCCACGTGTACAGCTCAGGGTTGACGAACGCCGACCCGTTCCACACTTTGAACGCGGTGGGGTCAACGAACGCCGTGCCGTTCCAAACTTTCACGGCACCACCACATACAACACACCCGCCGTGCCGGTACCTGGAAGTGTGGTGCCCATCCACATACCCGTTGCGGTGCCGGATTTCTGCACCGACGAATCCGCTTTACCCAGTGAGGTTTGCACATCCGAAGCCAGCTTCGATTTCGCAATCGCCGCGCCGGTATTGATCTTCGCGTTGGTGATCGCACCGTCCTGAATCTTGGCCAGGGTCACCGAGTTGTCCAAGGGTGTCCGCTGGTCCGACAGGCGCGAATCATTACCAACACACACCGTGGAACCACTACTACCCACGGGGATGCGATTAATGCTCAGCGTGCCCGACACCACATCAGAAGCATCCACCTGAACATCCAACTCGTTGGTCGCGTAGTAGTCGACGATCCCGTGGATCTTGTTGTCCAACTCCGGCTGCAAAGCCTCCAGGGCTGCATCGTTATCCGCCGCGCCAGCAATAGCCGCGCCAGTAGAGGTGACATCTGTAACATCGGCCAAAACGTGGTCGTGGGCGAGGTCGGCCTTATCGTCCAGCCCCTCATGCGCCCCTTCGATACCGTCCTCGATGTGGTTGAGACGGTCCGCCGACAACGGGGTGTTCGTCGAGGGAACGTTCTCCCACGACTGCTTCGAATAAGCCATACCAACCCCCTCCTAAGGTTGCGCCCGCAAACCCCTCGGCACCAGGCACGAATAACCGTCACCCGGAAGCACCGCGAGGGCGGTGTTGATCATTTCGGTGATCGCCGAAGACCGATCCAACACGGTCGCCGGGGGCCGCCCCTCGGCGGTGACCTCCCACCCGCCAACCACGCGGGCGGCCTGCACAATCAACGTGCCGTCACGGTCAAACAAGCCCATCATGTCGTTGCCGAACGCGACGATCTGATGATCAGTTTTGATGTTCAAAACAGTTCCCCTATCCAGGATTTCAGGCGACTATGCGGGGCGTCACGGAGATGCTCGCCCCCGAACCGGACACCTCCACGTCACCGTCGTCGAAAGCTTCCGAACCGACGAACGTGCCCGACGAGCTGGCCGACCAGATGCCGCCCTCCACGTAGGTGCCTGCCGCCACGAAGATTTCAACCTCGTCGCCGGTGTTGGTGCCCGTGGAGCCCGACGTCCACGACGTCTGCTCCCGCGCATATCCACCACCCGTGGCTTCATTCGCCCCTGTGGTGCCGGCAGCTCCGGTATGCACACTGATCCAGTCACCGAGACCGGCGATGGCGTCCGACGCTGCTTTGTGAGTTGCGTTGGGAATGCCCATGATTGTTTCCTTTCGGGTTATACGGGATTGAGCGGGACCGCCATGGCGGCCCATGTGCCCGACGAGCTTGTCGCCGTGAAGTTCGTGGCCGTCGTCGCGTCGCTGATGGTCAGGATCGGGAACAGGCCCGAACCCGAGAATCGGTTCGTTCCGCCAGAGGGTGTAAACGTCCGGTTCCCCATGTTGGCGAACGAAACGACTACCCGGCCACCGTCTCCAGGCGCGGACGCCGACAGGCTTGCCGAACCACTGTTTCCGTATGACTTCTGCACAGTGCCGGTGGTGGTCGCGTTCAGATACGAGGCCGCGACAGCGCCCACCCACCCGAAGCCGGTGGGCTTGTTGACCGTCACCTGCTTGGACCCGCCAGCAACACCATGAATGACATACAAGTGTTGCGAACCTTCGCCAGCGTTATTGTTTAGAGCCTGGCTGCCGATAAGCGTCATCGCTGATCCGTCGTAGGTGACAGAAGCGATCGTGTCGCTGCCCTGTACAACCAGTGACACCAGTACCGACGCTCCGGCGGTGGCCGTGTGGTTGAACGAGAACGTCGACGTCGCTTGCTGGGACATGGTTACCGCGTCGAACGCCACCGGGTCAACACCGTCATTACCCACAGCGTCCATACCGATTTCCGGGGTCAACATCAGCTCGAACTCGCGGTAATACCGCTCCGCGCCGGACATTCCAACCTGCGGGGACAGTTCGAGCCCGAAGCCCTTCGTGAACCCGAGTGCGGTACCCATGCCGACCTGCGGGTCCAGTTCGATACCGAACGACCGCGCAAACTTCGGCGCGGCCTCGAACCCCAGGCTCGGCGTGAACGACAACCCGAAACCGGGAGACTGCGCGCGCGGCGTCGGGAACAGCGACACCGACGGATACAAATCCTCGGACGGAAACACCGGCTCGAACGCCGCCGGACCACGCATCGCGATATACGGCGCGAACACCAGACCGAACGACGCCTTGCTGTGGCTGGCCGCCCCCATCCCCAGCGAAACCGGCACCGACAAACCGAAACTCGCACGGTTGTGCGCCACAGCGGACATGCCGATCTCGGGGGTGAGGGTGACGCCGAACTCTTGTTTCGGACCGCCGTAGCGGAATCCCACCTCAGGAGTGATGGTGACGCCGAACGAGACGTGGGACTCAGCCCACCAGCCAACAGCCACGCTCATCCCCCAATCTGCAAGTTCACCGCCATGCCAGCCCACCTGTTCGGCTGCGCCGATGTAGCGCTCACCGTCCCCGTCCTCGTGGTTGTGTTGACACACAGGGGCGGGGCGATCCCCGACTGCTCCGCGCGCAAGCGCGCCCCCAGAATCGTTGTCAGCTTGGACGACGACACCCCCCCGGCCCCGGCCGAGAACGCCTGCAGCGTCACCCCGCTCGGTACCGTCACCGACTGGCTGTGCGCAGTACCGTTGCCGTGCGCGAACGTGGGGGTTCCCACGGACACAACATCGTTGAATGAAATGGCATACGCACTCACCCAGCCCGGGCCGGTGGCCTTCATCTGGCGAGCAACGCCGGAGCCTGCGTTCTCCATGCGGAAAATCGCCAGGCCCCCATTCGCCGGATCGCCATTGTGCGAAACGGACCCGAGAAGTACACCGCCGGCGCCGCCATACGTGGCCGACGGGGCTGAGCCCGCGCGGTCCCACGCCACCACCGCGAACACCGTAGCCCCCTCGGAGGCCTTGAAGTTCACAGTGGCGCTACCGACACCAGCCCCAGCCCCCGACACGGCATCAAACCCAACATCCACCGGCTCCGGCGGCACCGGCCAGTTCTGGTCATTCGTAATCGTTCCGGGATACAGATACTCCGCCACCCGCACCCAAATTCGCGTATAGCCCGCGGCCGGGGGGTTGGAGGTATTCGAGTTCTCGTGCAGCGTGAATGTCGCACCCGAGTCCCGCTCAAAGAAAATCGTGGACGACCAGCCACCCGAAAAAAGTCCCGGATGCCCGAACCACGTTCCGAACGACTCTATCCCGTACCCGTAGTAGTACTCGGAAGGAATGTAGAACCCGTTCGCGTACGGGTCCCACCCCGTGGGATGCTTCCAGAATGTTGACAGCCACGCGTCATACGACTCGGGCGACAGGCCCATCGCGTTGTCCCGCAACGCCTCCGCGAACTTCGTGTAGTCGTTGATGTTCGTCGCCAGCGCCCCGGCAGCGTCGAGGAAGTTCGGGTTGAACGTGTCAGCGATCGACGCTGGGGGTGGAACTGGACCGATCGGCGGCCATGACGTTTCCGTAAGCCCAAGAGGGTCTATGATGTCTTCTTTGAAGATCTGCTTGATCGGCCGATGGGCCGGGTCAACAATCTCTAGAACCATCCCGATCAGCGCAAAGTTGGAGTTCGTATACAGGTAGTCGGTGCCGGGATAGAAATTTGACGGCCCTTTCATAGAGCCCAGGAAGTCCTTCGCGCCCGTCCATGGCCACGTCGGAAACAGCGTGACCCAGAGCGCGTTGATACCCGCCGTATACTCCGCGATCCCGGACCGCATGGACAGCATGTGGCCCATCGTGATCGCGGTACCGTTCGGAATGCCCGGAACGTACTGCTCCAGCGTGTCATCCAACGAGATCAACCCTTTATCGACAGCCTGGAAAAACGCAATCGCGGTGAACATCTTCGTGGAGGAACCCATGCGGAAGTGGTCATCCAACGTCAACGGGCGAACCGTGCCGCCCACGGTGGTGCCATACGCCTTCGCATAGTTCCCGCGCGGACCAGTGATCTGCAACATCACCCCCGGCTGGCCGGTCTCCGCGCGGGACTCCTCCACAATCAAATCCACCATCGCCTGGTCCTCCGGCGACAACAAATCACCCGCAGTGTGCGCGGGAGTGGTGAACTCGTAGGTATCCGACGGGTCCGACAACCAGCCAGCGTTGTCCACCGTCTTCACATAAAACTCGTACGTGGTGTTCGACTTCAAACCGTTCGTCCCATACGGCGGCAGCACCGGGTCGGGATTCAACTGAACAAAATCACCAGGGGCGTCTTTCTCTTTCGCGTAAACGAAATAGCCTTTGATTGTCATACGTCTGTTGCTCCAGACCACGTGATCGTGAGAGTGCTGAAAGTTGAATCGACCAGCTCCACCAACGTTGGAGGCGTCGGGGGCGTCAGATCCGGGTCAGGATCAGGCAAAGCATCGGGCCGGAAGAACAGCCAGCCACCACCAGGGCCACCATTGCCGCCGGACTGGAACGACGCCAACGCGCCCTTACCACCGTTACCGGCACCACCAGGCGGAGTGCCGTGTCCACCCATGACCTTCTGATCGCCGCCGCCCACATAGTCCTGCCCATTGAACGTGAACGTCCCCGGACCACGCCCAACAGGTTTCGACAGGAACCCCTCAGCGGTACCTGCCGCGCCGCCCTCGGCGACAATGGAATACGTGTCACCCCCCGGTGTGGAGATAGACAACGTGGTGTTACCACCGGCGGCGCCGTCACCCGGGCCACCAACACCACCAGCACCAGGGTCGAGGGTGATGATGGCGTTGTCGCCGAAATGTTCACCCCGAACCCATGTGGTGGCGTTGAACTTCCCGGGCTGGCCTGCCTGACCGTTGATGCCCAACGCCCAGCCCTGCGCGCCACCACCACCGCCACCGACCGCAACCGGATCGATGTAGTTCACCCAGTTCGGCACCGGGAACACTGTGGCCTCGGTACCAAGATAGATTCTCTGCGGGTCGTGGTGATCCCCACCGGTGCCGGTGTCCACAGCGATGCTCACCCACGGCACATCACCCGAACGGGCCACCGACGCTTTCGCGATAGAAGACGGGGGGCTGTTCGGCGAGGTGTTGTTCCGTGTGGCGGCCAGCGAAACGATCTGCGACGTAGGATGGTTCGGCAAATCCGCCACGCGGCCACGCACATAATGCGTACCGCCAACCGGCACCAGCTCGTAGGCGTACGCCTCGGACGCCACCACCGCGATCGGGTCATCCAACTCGTAGGAGATGAACTCCCCCGGCGCGGCCGTGCCACCCAAAAGCCCAACAATGTTCGGGGAATGATGCACCAAAGTCCAGTTACCCGACGTCAAGTCAACCTTCCAGATGTTGACGTAGAACTCAGTGATCCCCGCAAGGCCGTAGCCGATCCACGACACCACGCCCAGCGGCATCGACTCTTCAATCAGGTCAACACCGATGAGCGAGTTGCTCTGCGTAGCTTCAAGCCACGTCGTGACGTTCGACAACGGGAAGTTGGACCGCTCCGACGGCAACAAACCACTATCGACGGGCTTGTTGGTTCTGATGCCGAGGATGTCCCACGAGAACAACCCCAAGCTGGCGCGCGAAGCGATCTCCTGCAACACGTTGAACAGGTCGGCGATGCCCGCACCAATGCCCGGAAGGCCCACCAGGCCACCGACAATGCTGTTGACGATGTTCTCGATGGTTTCCCGCAGGTTCTCCGGGCCAAGCATGCCCGCGATCGACTCCGGGGAAATGTTGCGCAAAGCGTCGAACAAATCCTCCAGCGTGTTCTCAACGGTCTGCACGCCGCCGCGGATCGCCGACACCACCGTGTCGATCGTCAACTGCACCCGCGCCAGCAAGGTTTGCAGGATCTCCGGAAGACCCTCAACCCACGACTGCTGAATGACGCCGGTCTGCTTGACCTCGGCGTCATCCCACCAGAATGTTCCACCCGTGGCCTCTTCCATGACCACGAACCGGGTTTGCACACCAGTCACCCCAGCTGGCACCCGATACTCCCCGGACAACTCCTTACCTGGCCACGCCAGGTTCGCGTCCTGCGGGGCGTACGCGTTCAAATCCACCGGGGGCTGTGCAACACCATCGATGTACGGCACCAGCTGCAACCGAATCGGCGCGCCCGTGCCCACATACCCCTCATGTGACACAAACACCCGGGCGGTGACCGTCTGGCCTTCGCTCACCGCGAAGAAATCGCCAACATTCTGCCCCGACCGCAGCGCCTTCAACGTGCCATCGGCAATGACCTTCGCCGCGCCCGTACCATCACCGCTACGCGAACGCGACGGGTCCACAACCCAATCCGCGTTATTGCCTACCGACCCCTCGGGAAACTTCGGGGCTGGAAGAATGTTCGGCGATTGGTTGGAGATACCGCCGATCGGCAGAATCGTCAACAAACTGGGCAGCAGGTTCCGCAGCGGGGCGATGATGATGTTCACCAACTGCACCGCAGCCTGAATCGGATTGAAACTCGGATCGTTGAAGTTGATCGACTGGAAAAAGTTGCGGATGTTACCGAAGAACTGCGTCAGCTCCTCAATCCCACCACCCACCAGGCCAGTAATCGCCTCAATGATGTCCCCGAGAATCGGGATGTTCAACGCCCAGTCGCGCAGCTGGTCGAACGACGCCTCCCCAGGGATGAACACCCCAGCGACCGCGCGCACCACCCACGCCAAAAACTGCTCAATGAACTGCTCACCAATCTCAAGCAGCTGCTGAACAGTGAACGGACGCAACCACTGCTGAGCTGACTGCTCAGGGTGAATACCCGGCTCCGACGGAACCGCGTGCGCCCACTTAGGCAGCGGATCAAACGAATCAGTCATGACAGCGGCAAAACCTCAACCGAAAACATCGACGTAGAAGCAGAAGTCGTATACGTCACCGACCCCGCCTGACGTTCACACCGGAAATAGATCGTCGCCGGTGTACCAGCCGGCACACGGTCAAACCCATCAGAAGAACCAGCCGCAGGACCAGGAACCAACACCAGCCGCTCCGACTGCGCCACACCCGGGCACCGGCCGATCACGTTGCCGCCGGTCTCACCGTTCAACCGGGCCACCAAATCAACCCGCACATCCGCACCCTCACCGGTGACCACCGTGTACCCCTGCACACGCGGCCGCCAATCAAACGGCTGCGCCGGGATCGACACCTGAGCCAAAGTCGAGTTCGCGTTACCCGATGCAGTGTTGTTGATCGACGCCGGAACATACCGGTCCCCCACACGCTGCGCCGCCAACACAAACCCGTCAGCGGTCGAGTTCACCACCGGCACCTGCCCCGCGACTGGGGACGGGTCCACATCCGTTGGGTCCCACACCGCCTCACCATCCGCGCCCTTCGCACCCGCGTGCAGGGCGAGGTTCAACCGGTACACGCCAGGCGTGGAAGTGGACGGCGGTGTGATCTCGGTGAACGACGCTTCCGCCGGGGTTGGGTCGTCCGGGTCCAGCTCCGTCAGGTTCACTGTCGTATCGAACGTGGCGGGAACACCCGGTTCGCCCTTCTCGATCGCGGGCACGCCAACACCGATACCGCCCTGCGGCCGCAACTGGAGGATCGCCGCGCCAGCAGTCGGATCGACAGGAATCTCCACGATTCCCTCAAACAAGTAATGAGTCCCAGCGGGGTTCAAAGGCCACGACATTAGGGCACGCTCCATTCAATGTTGGGCGAGTTGCAGAAGAAATAGGATTGGGGACGCTATCCCTGCGGTGACAGTGTGAGCACCGACAACGTTTCAAAAATCCCCGTGATGAACCGCTGATGCTTCGCCAACGGGGCCTCCGACTTACGGCCATCCCCCATTTGCAGAAGAACCTTCCGCTCATCCTGGGTAACCCGCCACATCACATTCTCGATGTAGTCAGTCACCATGCGGGTACGAGACATGAACACCAACGACATCAGGCCGCCACGAAACACGTCACGCCCCAACGCATACTGGGCACCGTTGCGGAACTGCACCGTCGCCGTCGTCTTACCCTGCGAATCAAACAAAGCGTTGATGAATGCAAAGACTGTCTCGATGTTGTACGGCGCTGAGGCTGTCGGATAGAACCGCTCGATCGCCGGATGGTACGGGCCAACTTCGTCACGGCGGTCGTAGTGTTGAATCAACTGGAACGCCAGGAAGCTGTTGTTCAGGAACCCCGACAGCAGATCGGACGGTATGCCGGTGAATCCGACGACGATCATCAGCGAGTCGATAAGCCATGCGAAGGTGGCATTCATCAGGTCGTTCAACCACTTTGGGGAACGCCCACCAATGATGTGCTGCCAACCCTCGGGGGTGTGGTCAGTGATCGTGCATGCATCGATGCCGGTGTCCTCACCCGGCTCAGGCGCCACGAAATACGCGTACGGCTGCTCAAAATCCACACCCAACGCGGGCGCATAAAACACGCCATCCATGCCGGGAACCTGCTTGATGACAGGTTTGAAGATGTCCCCCAGCGACCCGCCAAGGTCAATCGTGGTGCGCAGCACCGAATCCAGCACGGTTTTCGTCGGGCCAGTGATCTGCGACCGGTCCACTGTGGAAAACACGTAGGTAGGCTGGTCCAGGTTCGCCCACCGGTCAGGCTGCGGATCACCCGGCAGCCACAAATCCATGCGAGTATCCACACCGTACGACTGGGTAACGTCCTTGATGACGGCCTGAACGGTTTCCATCCGCACTGTCCGCGCGACCATCGGCGACGTGTCCAACAACGGATTGGTGCGTGACACATACACCGGGGTTCGCAGCATGCGGGTAAACGCCTGCACCGACAACCCATCACGCGACAACGCCTGCAACACAGTGCCGAACCATGCCCGGATATCCGGGTTCAACGACAAGCCGTTGTTGATGAACTCCAGCCACCCGGACTGCAACCGCAGAGCGCATTCTGCGACCATGTTCTCAACGACGGTTTGCAACGCCCACACGAACACCGCGTGTGAGAACGGCTGCGCCTGAATCGGCAGCCACCACGACGGCCAAATCACGTAGTAGTTGAGGATGTCGCGGATACCGCGCAGTTCAGCGGTGCCGGTCAATGCGCTGTCACGGTACTCGTAGGTGTGGTTCTTCGTGTAGAACGCATACCGCAAACCCGCTGTCTCGACGATGACACCTACCATCGTCTTTTTGCAGTCCATGAACAAAGGGATGAGGGGACTGTTCCCTTTGAGTACGATCCGGCCGGTTTCCACATCGTTGCGCGGGTCAGCACCCGACGCCTCGATCAGGTCGCCACCAACCGAGCCCATCGGCTGCCAGAATTTGTCGCACACCGTGAACCGGAACGACGTGTCTACCTTCGATTTGCGTTCCGCCAACGCCCGCGCGGTTCGTGCGATCCTGTTGGGGTCGCCGGACTGGAGGGCGGATTGCCATGCGGCTGTTTCGCGTTCAAACTTCGACAACCGTCATCCCCTCCTTTCCAGGTTCACAGGCGCCCACAAATTCACCCCTCACCGAGGTATCGGCCGGGGCTTGCCACTCCAGTGGCTACATCGGGTAGCGGCGCAACGGAGTCCCCGAAAGAATCACCTTCGAGTCAGCGTTGCCACCAACAATTTCTGTCTTCACGAAGAACTGCTGCGCCGGTTCGCCAGGCGACTTCGCGGGGATCGCCGCGTTCTCACTGAACCGCCCCGACAGGTACTTGTAGAAGTTGCCCTGCGGGGGAACAATCCCAAACAGCGACCCAATCTGGTCGGTGAACGCGTTCCGCTCCGAGAAAAACGACAACAACGACTTCACCGCCTGCTGGAAAATGTTCAACTCCTGCGGCGACGGCGGCACCGACGTCAAATCCTGCACAAGAGTCGTCTGTGAGCGCGGGTCGGTACGTAGGAACACAATCTGATTCGGCAGCAGCGGACCGAACTCCACATACTCATCCGCACCCGGGCCGTCGTACAACCGGAACGTGCCCGGACCGAACAGAGTGGCATCCCAATACATCGGCTGGTCACCAACATTGACCATCGGCACAAAACCTGATTGGGTGACGTTCGCGTTGTCGCCGGCGGATATCTTCCGCACCGGGGCTGGTGTTGCCTGGGTGATCAACGCGCCACCGGCCTGCATACCGAACCCGATGCCCCGATAGTCCGGCCCGAGTTCACTACCGGTGCCGGTTTCCTTGTGCGACAGGATCGGCAACCCGTTGCGCAGCACCTTGAACGTGCGGGGATTACCCTCATAACCCGCGACCAGGGTGAACTTTTCCCCGATCAGCGGGGCCACCAGCAGCGGCCGTTGGAACATCACTGTCTGCGAGAAGTTGTTGAACCTCGACAGTTTGATCCAGTTGCCCTGCACACGCATGCGGACACCGTTACCGTCCCAGTCTCCGTTGCTGTCGCGGCCCATGCGAGCCCACAGGTCATTAGCCCCACTATCCGGCAGGCTCCACTCTTGGAACCCGCCGAGCACCATCGACACAACCTGATTGTCGGTGTCGGTGTCGAAATCCTTGTACGGCCCGCACACCACCTCGCGGGTATCCGTTGTCAGCGGATCGTCCGGGTCGTCCCGCCACCTCGCCTGGTCACCATTGGCGTAGACGTACCCGCCGCCGTCACCCTCGTAGTACAGCGGCCAGTCCGCGCCGAGGTCCTGCGTGCCCGACGTGTCATAGTTGAACGTGTCGGTCATCGACTCATACTCGAACTGGAAACTCGCCGCGTAGTCGTAGGTACGCCAGAACCCCGAATCGGCCCGCAGGCGCAAACTTTCACGCTGCCGCTTGCCGATCTCCAGCGGTGCTTGCGGCGCGCCCTGGAACCACCTGACCGGCGCCCACCAGTGCCCCATGTCGTGGGTGAGGAAGTTCAACGTCGATTCCTGCTTCGCGTCGATCGACGCGACCAGATCGCGGTAGACCCTGCGCGTCCACTTCGGCGACCGGCCACGGCATTCCACCCCCACCTCAACCTCAATCGGGTCGTAGAGCGCATCAATATTGGTGATTCCGTCCTCGGTGGCGCCCTTCTGGTCGATGTGCTTCCACGGCGGGATCAACCCCTTGAGTGATGTGAGGTGCACCATCTCCGGGGCTACAACCCGGTCAGGGACCGCCATCCCGCCCATCATGTGGAAAGTGATCGACCCGTCGTAGGCGTCGAGCCACATCATCGGCTTTTCACCCTTGGCGAGGTCATACCATCCGTGCGGGGTTACACCAGTGGCGGGGTAATGCTTCTTAGCCATTTACCCTCCCGGCATGACGTACTGGTTTTGCAGGTGATACGCGATGTCGCGGCCTGTTCCGTCTTCGGTGGCGCGCTGGTTGTTGACCGTGATGTTCGTGTCGCCACCCTGGTTGACTTGGGTTTGACCCTGGCCTGTGGCCTGCGGGTCGATGTCCTTGCGCTGCTGGGATGCTTGGCCGGCCAGGTTCGGCAACGCCGGGGCCGCACCAGCAATCCCCCCGGCAATGCGGGTGATCCAGTTGTTGTTCGCCAAATCCGAACCACCCGTAGGCAAGAACGTTTCCATCAACCCTTGGGCGCCGATCGCGGCGACTTGACCGCCGTACTCGATGGCACGGTTGATCAGCTTCACCCCAGTCTGCGCGGCCTGACCCGCACCCGGTGCCATCGCGTCCAGCGCCATACCACCGGCCTGCACCGCCATGCCAAGCGCACCACCACCGTCCATGCCGATACCACCGGAACCGGACCCGGCATACGGTGCGACGTTCGCCCCGATGTTGGTGGTGTTCGTCGGCCCGCCAGTGAACAGGCCTTGCGGTGCGCCAGCGGCCATCGGGCCGCCACCGCCGCCCGTGGTGGGCAGCGGGGCAGGATTCGTCGCCCACGCACCCGACGACACCGGAGCCGGCGGGTTATTCAACGCAGGGTTGGTGTTCTGCGGGCTGTACAACCCCGGAGCACCCGCCGCCGCCGCCGACCCGCCAGGAACCGACGTCACCGGCCGGTAGTAATGCGACGTGAACGCCGGATCGTCGGCGCCCGTGCCGCCAATACCGCGCCGCGCCGCTGCCGCGTCACTGCCCCAGTTGAACGGGGTGCCGCCAGGCAGCGTCGCCTGCATGTGGCTGGCGTTGAAACCGACCCGGAAATCGCCAGGCCCGCCCATGCCCTTGACGAATCCACGCGCAGTCAACCACTCGTCCGCATTGTGGGTCGACATGCTCGCGCCGGTCGTCGGGCGGCCATCCATCAAGTTGACCAGATCCTCAACAGCGCTAGAACAATCAGCCAAACCCTGCGTCAGGTCGCCGCGTTGTTCTTGTGTGTACCGGCCCGCCGGAACGTTGGCGAGTAGCGCCGCGTCGCCGGGATAGGCACCGATCGGCGTCATGGACACACCGGTCGCACCGGCGGACGGGTAGGAACCCCGGTCATACTGGTTGTTCTGGTACTGCGGGCCGAACACTCCCTGCGCCCCAAGGACACCCATCAACCCGTGCCCGCCCTGGGTCGGGTTATAGGCCGAAATGGCCTGCAACTGCCCCAACAACGGTGCGGCGGCAAGGTTCGCCACGAACTTCGTGATGTTCTCCGCGATCCCCGCCAAACCCTTCGAGATACCGAAATCCTGATCAAGCTTGGCGCCGATCTGCCCCAAATCCTTGGCATGCTGATCGGTTTGCTTCGTCAACTTCTCGTACTGATTCGCCCGCGCATCCGACATGCGCATCTCGGCGGCCTGAAGGTCACGTTCCGCTTCGATCACATCGTTACGGGCCTTGAGCCGGTCCTCTTCGGTCGCCTCGGTGGACTGCTCCAACTGGGCCGCGCGGGCACGCTTCTCCGCCAGTTTGTGGCGGGCATCCAGATACGACGATTCAGCGGAGAACACGGCAGCGTCCTGCGGCATGCCAGGAATCCCCGGCGGCAACGTCGTGTCATACGGCAACACCGGTGCATCCGGCAACTTCGGGCCAGACGACGACGACCCGCCGGCACTACCCGCAGCGCCCGGAAACAGATCAGCCAACGGACCATCATGACCCGCATCCGCAGCGGCACCAGGACTCCGACCATGCGGGCCATTTCCCCCACCGACACGCGTCGATTGCCAGTCAGGAGTGTCAGGACGACCCGGAACGCCCCACGGCGCAGTGAAACCACCGGCCCGCTGCCACGCTGTAGGATCGTCCAACAGATTCATCAAAATCTCGTCTGGGCCAAGCTTCGGTGCGAGATAGGTGCGAATCCACGCCTGCCGCCGCCGCAACTCTTCGGGATTATCAGCCGCCTGCCGCTCCCACTGAGCTGGCGTCAACTGCCCCCCAGGACCGCTGTAGTACGGGTCGTTAAACCGAGAGTCCTTGATAGCTTCGTTCACCTGATTGATCACCGGCACCAGCGCGAGGATCGCCCCAGCCGCGCCAGCAGCCAAACCAGGCATCCGCTTCAGATGGTTGTTCGCACCAGCAAGCGAGGTAACGAGATTCCCCACCGTAGAAAGCACACCAACGGACTTCCACGCAATGAACGCGGCCGCGACGGTCTCCACGCCGATTCCCATGTCGCTGAGGACATCTACGACCTTGCGGATCGTATTCCACAAATCCTGAGCTGTATCAACAGCGTCTTCAAACACACGCTTGATGTCGTCCTTGTGGGCAACGATCCACGCGTTCAAGTCATTCAACTTGTCGGTCACGTTGTTGATCGACTTCGCCAACGCCCCAGGACCCTCAGTAGTGTCTAACGGGTCACCAAACAAAGCCGAAATGAAGTTCGCACCAACACGACCCACAGCGGCGTTCATGTTCGACAAGGCACCGTCAACGGTGTCGGCCAGCTTCTTCGACATGCCGCCGAACTGGCCCTCAATCGCCTGCACAAGCATGCCGAACGAAATCGTGCCGTCCTGCGACATCTTCTGAATCTCGGCGCTCGTCAGGCCGAACTCTTTCTGCAACGCCGCCTGAACATTGATGCCACGCTCATTGAGCTGCAACATTTCTTCGGACTGCAACTTGCCCTTGTTGAACACCTGGTTGAAAATCACGGCCAGGTCGCCGAACTTCTGCCCTGACGCCCCCGCAGCGTCCGCGATCGCCGTCAACGCCGCCTGCAACGGGCGGCCCTGCTTCACCCCACCGGCAAGGAACTGCGTGGCAGCTTTCGCCGCCTCATCCAACGCGATCGGAGTACCAACAACCACCTCGTTGATATCCGACATGATCGTCTTAACCTGCTCGGCGCTGTTCCCCATCGCGGCAAGACGGTGCGACGTCGCATCAAGAGACTTGTACCTGTCGAAACCCTTGAACAGGGCAACACTGGCTGCTCCGATGATGCCTGTCGCGGCCGCGGTGAACGCGGTGCCCAACGCGCGGCCAGCCAACGCGCCAGCCTTCGACGCAGCACCCTCATACCCAGACAGGGCAGACGAAAACCGGCCCGCCACGGGCAACGACGACGCCAAAGACGAACTGAACGATGAACCAAACCCCCGGCCCGCCGACACACCATGCGACGAAAAACCATCCACAATGCGAGAACCCGCGGCCTTCGTCGCACGATCAACCTCACGCGACAACTGCTCACCAGCATTACGCCCAGCGGCAGCCGCCTCCTTGGTGACGTTCTCGCCGATCGCGCGGCCAGCAGCCGAACCGCCACGCGCCCCAGCCGCCTCCATCTCACGCTCAATGTTCTTCGCCGCCACCGCAGCAGCACGCTCATCAAGACGAGAAATAATGTCCACATAGATCGGCATCAGACACTCACCTCCCGTCACCAGCCGAACAGATCGGCCTCAACCTCACGCTGCAACTCGTGCGCCTCAACCGACGCTCTCGCTTTCTCCAACCGATCAACCGGGTCCTCAAAAGCGAACGGCTCATACGCCGCTTTACGGCTTCTCGATGCATGGAATGACGCCCTGAACCGGGCGATCTCGTTGTATGTTTCCGCCGCGATCAACTCCGACTCAGACCAGCGGCCCCCGCGAACAGCCCGCGCCACCGCGCCATTGACCGGCGCGAAATCCACATACAACTCCCGAACGCGTTCTTCAGCGTTGTCCACGAACCGAACCCCGAACAGGTCCAGCAACTCCAAACTGGACAACCTGCCCTGATGCCAATCGGCGACGCTTAGCCCGAAAAACCGCCGCAGATCACTCGCTATCTGTCTCGGGTACAGTCTCCAGAACCACTGAGCTTCCATCACTTTTCGAGTCGGACTCAGCTCGTTCCGCGATCGTGAAGCCCTGCTCGGTCCACGCCCGCCACACATCCCGGGCACCTGCAGGACGACCGTTGATCTGCTTCGACCGCAACACCTCGTAGGAGTCCATGCCCAACACGACCTGAACGATCCGCACCTCACGCGGCGGCGACACACGCTTACCGTCCTTGAAATACGGCGGCCCCTTGACCGCGCCGGGACGGGTCTCCGCCGGCAGGACCATCTCGTTGCCGTCGCGGTCCTTCACGGTCTGCTCCGGGATATACAGGTCAGGCTCCCGGTCATAGGTTTCGATCTCTTCGAGGTACGCCTCGTACGCTTCCAGCGCATCGTCGTCGAGCATCCGAAGGTTCGGGTGCGGGGGGATCGTCATGGTGGTGCCGTCATCGAAGCGCAGAACACGATCAGCGAACGGCGAATCGAACTCGGTGGCCTGTTCACGCGCGGCGGCACCATTGTTCTCGGGTTTCTTCACAGACATCAGGGGCTTCCTTCAAAAAGGGGTTGATACAGGGGCGGTGGGCTGGCTTTGTGTGGTGCCTGCCGGGTGGGTGCCAGCCCCAAACCAACCCACCCGGCAGGACGATTCACCGGCTAGCTGCCGTCCGAGTACTGCTCAGCCCAGCCCGGGCCGCCCATCCACACATAGAAGTAGCCGGGAACAAGGGCGATCGTTCCCGCCGGGTCGGGCCGCATGAAGTACTCGTTCGGCAGCACCTTGTACGTCAGGTCCGCCGTGTCCGGGTCGGTCTTGGAACGCTGCTTCGACGCCTGGTCGTCCAGCTTCACCGCCGGGTATCCCTCAGCGCGGTAAATGAACCCGCCGGAAGTGCGGCGCGCGTACAGCAGCAGCAGCTGGTACTCCGCCGAGTCAGCGTCCAGCAGCGGACCCTCACCGTAGTCAGGGGTACCGGGAAGAGCCACCAGCGGATTACCGGCGTTGTCGCACAACGGAAGTTCCGACTCCAGCCGGTGAATCAGCGGATCAGCAGTACCGAGCGCCACGAACCGCACCGAGTACGACTTTTCCGTCACCTCAGAATCGACCGGGAACTTCGACTGCAACACCATCAGATCGTCTGAGGTGACATCCGGTTCACGCTCCGCGCCGCCATCTTCGGGGTTGCATCCGATGTGCCACCAACCCTCATTCGGGTCAGTGTTGTACTCGTACTTGCCGTTCACCTTCCGGCGAATGAACAGGTCATCGCGAAGCTTGCCGTCCTGCGCGAACGGCGACCACTTCACCGTCACGCAATCATCCTCGAACGGCGACATGTCAGTCGCGGCACCGCGGTTGTCGCGGATGAACACCGCCTGCAGGCCGCCACGCTCGATGAACGGCTTGTGAATGTCAGTGAATCCGCCGGCGCTCCAGTCGGTGCCGGTCAATGGCTGCGTCATAGGGACGCTCCTCTCATTTTGGATAAGGGACCGGATTGCGAAAATTTCCGGCGAACAAAAAGGGACCCGGCACTATCCGCCAGGCCCCTTGTCAGGGCTGAAACTTCAATTAGATGTACTGAACACCGATCTCGTAGCGGCCCACATGCCGCACCAAGTGGCCGTCGTCGTCATACTCGACGAGGACCGGTTTCATCAGCACACGCGCATAGTCGATACGCGCAACAACACCACCGCCGACCGGTATCTCCGTCAGCGGGTTAACGACGAGCTCCAGCATTCGTTGGTGCGTCAACTCGGCCTCATTCTCGGCGGCCTCATCAGACGCGGCGAACGTATGCACCGACACGACAGCCACATCGCTGCCTTCCTCGGGAACGTCACGCCCATCGACGCGGCGAACCACACGGTGCGGCAACGGATCACCCGACAAGCGGCGAGTAGAAACCTTCCCCAAAGGGGACAGCCACGCCACCAACACACGGTGGATACTCGGCGCTGAATCAGTCGCCATACGCGGTGCCGCCGAACTGTTTAGCTGTCTTCTGGGCAGGCGCGTACTCGTCGTTGTGCGCCGACCCGAACTCCACGAGATGCGCTTGCGGATCAGTCGCGCCGACCTTCCCGCGGCCCTTGTTCGTGGACCGTTCCGTCACCTGAACAGAATCACGGTAAGCGCCGGTGCCCACGGGAGAATTGTTCTTCCACGCGGCAACAACCTCGTCTATGAACTCGTTGACGCCCTGATTCACCTCAGGCAGTTTGTCGAAATCGTCCAGCCGCACACCGAACTTCGCCAAAGGGTTCTTCCTCGTTGGACCGTTAGCCACGATTCATCACACCTTCCGAAGTTCTGCCACCAAACCCGGCGCCCAACCGTGAAAACCCATGTTCCAGTCACGAACCGCAACCACATCGAACACATCTGACCCGTACCCCACACGGTCTTTCACCTTCACCGGTGAACCGGGCGGCAAGTACAGGTCAACATCGATCGTTTCGGTTTCCACAATCGAATACGTCCCCACCACCTGCACATGCGGGGCAAGTTGGATCACCGGAACAGACACCCCGGCACCGAACTGGGGAACCGTGTTCCCCAATCCATCCGTCGAGTCACCGACGTGCGGGTAATGCGTCACCGTGTACGCGGTTGGAAACGTCATAGCCGGTGAATCGTGATCGTAGGTGCAGGGTTGGCGAACCGTTTCGCATCTTCTAACTCGTCCCGGGTGAACACTGCCGTCCCGGACACCCACTCTGCGTTCCGCTGGGTGAACGGCCCTGCCGTCAGCGATACCGCCTGCGATGAAACCGAACCCGGCGTCACCGTAAGGTGGCGTGCGGCGACCGCAGCCACAAACTCTGTTACAGAGTCGGGCACACCTCCGCCAACATATTCGACGATCACCACTGTGCCGGTAACGAGCGAACACCCATTTCTGGTGACATCCACATAGTTACCGTCTTGGTTGAAGTCGACTTCTTCTCCACCGGTAAGCGTGACTGCTTCGACTTCATCCACCACGCCAGGCAGCCACACGCGCCCATTGACGACCTGCGCCCGCACCTGAGTGGCCCCGGTGGTGAACACCCGCCCGGTGACGCGCTGGAAGGTGTCACTGACACGGCCCAGCACGCCATCCACACGGGAAGACTGCTCCGGTGTGAGCGCTGCGGCGCTCGGCAATCCGAGCGCCGCAGCAACGTCATCGGCGGTAGCAAGCAACATCGCTGTGGCTAGCTGCCCGTCTTATTGAAGACGACCACACCAGTCGGGCGAACAACCTTGCCGCCGTACACGTGCAGAGCGCGGATACGGTCGGAGAAGCTGTCCTGGTCGCGCAGCGCTTCAACGGTGTCGATCTGCGACACATACGCAGCAGCCGACGGATGGAACGCGACGAACTGCTCATCGTCAGTGTCCCGCAGGTTGTTCGACTCCACGATCCGAGCACCCAGCAGGTTCCCGATGGTGCCCGCGCGCAGACCAGCAGCGTCGCCGGAGGTGTCCGCGCTGGTCAGCTTCGACCCGGATGAACGCAGCCAGAACGCCATCTCCGCGTTCACGACAACGACACGCCCCACGTTCGGGACGTTCGCCTTCGTCAGCTCCTTGAGCGCCTTGGCGATCAGGTCGAACGCATCATCAGCATCCGTAGGCGCCGAACCGGTAAGCGCGGTCCCGTTGTCCACCAGCATGTCAGCGATGAACTTGTCGGTGTCGGTGGCCAGGGCCGTGGCACCAGCACGGGTGTAGGCCTCCAGCGACCCGGCGACCTGAACACGGTCGATGTCATCGACGAGGAAGTCGATCGACTTTTCCTGATCGATGAGCAGATCGACACCGGTGTCGGAAATCGCGTCCGCCGAGGTCTGCCGGCCAGCGGCCTTGTAGTCCTTGACGGTAGGTGCCACCACGCCCGCGATATGCACCACGTTGCCCTTGCTTGCGGTGCCTTCGTACTCGCGGTTGACGAGGTTGGCGAAAACGGTCTGGGCGGTCCACTCCTCCAGGAGCATGTCCGACCAGAGTTCGGGAATGAAGTTGTTGAAAGCCATTTTTGGCTCCCTTCTGTGTTAGTGGAGTTCTCCACGTAGATAGCTGTCGAGGCGGCCCTCTTCGCGCGCTTTCTTCCGCTCGGCAGGCGGCAGCGCCGCGTACTCGGCGGGGGTGAGAGGCTTCGGGCCTTCAACCTTCTTGTCTGATGTGACTTCCGACGTCGGCACGGCCGACGACGCCAACTTTGCCTTCAGCGCTTCTTCGATCCGCTTGTTGACGAACTCATTCCACCGGTCGGCGGATTCGCGCATCTCTTCCTCGGTATCGCCATGAATGAACTCCGGGTCGACTTTCGTTTCGCGCGCCACATTGCTGCGGATGCGTTCACGCTCAGCCGTCTCGAACTTTCGTTCCAGTTCTTCGATCCGGGACAGCGGGTCGTCGCCGATCTTTTCCTGCGACTCCCGCCATTTCTTGGCGTCCGCGAAGTTCTCCTTGGCTTGCGCCTCGTTCTTGCGGGCCATTTTCTTCCAGAACTCGACCGTCTCGGTTGGTTTCGGAGCTTGCGTTGGCTCCTCAACCGTGGCGGTTGTGTCCTGGTCGACTGCCGGTTCCACTGGCTCCGTTACGGCGCTGTGTTCCGACGTTTCTGCTGTCACATCATCAGACATGAGGGTTTGTTTCCTTTGCGGATGGGTTTTCTATGTGCCATGCCCCGTTACGGGACATGTGTGCGTTATCCAGACCGCCGGGGGTCAGCGCTGGATGCTTCTGGGGCCTGAGAACTTCTGGTCACGCCACGCGAGGACCGGCCCAACCTCGCCGTGCTCGCGAGTGACGATCAACTTCCGGTAGTCAACGGCGCGGCCGCCGCGGTCTGCGATATCCGCGAACGCCTTCACCTGGTCATGCGTTTCGTTGAGAAGTTCCGTGCTGATCGTGTCGAAGTCCATCCCCGGCGGGATCACGTCGATATCGCAATCGCATCCCGGATGGATTGGCATCAGCGAGTTTTTGCGGTACCGCATGGTTGATGCGATGACGCACAGCGCGCAGTTCTCGTTGCCGGTCAAGACGCGGCGGTAGAACTGGACGCCGCTGCGGGCGAACGACGCCCTAGCCTGGTGCGTCTTCGCTAGTTGCAGGTCGGTGCCCGCCAGGTTCTCGATACGACGCTGACCGGCCCGGAGTGCCGCTGCGACGCTCTTACCTTCCGACAGTGCCGTACGTGCTGTGATCACAGGTCGCGCGTACACATTCTCCGACGACACACCGCGAATCTTGGAGACCTCGACGGCCTGCACCGGTGACTGCTGGGTGACTTCTGCGATGTAAACCGAAGTCATGGCAGCCATCGACTCTTGGGCCGCTTGGACAACCGGTGCCACCGAAGATGTCAGCTCTTGCAGTCCACTGTCAGACAGCGTTACCGATGTCCACGCTGCGGACACATATTCGAGCAGTCTGCGCCTCAGTTCAGCGGTCGCAGCCGCATACTCAGCGTGATCCATCTTCCTGGGGACGCTGCACCGGATTGCCGGCGAACAGGGTTATCTGCTCACGCGCCCTATCAAGATCGTCCTGCTTGATCTGATCGGCGTTGTAGTTCAGGATGTTCCGCCGGATAGACGCCCACGACTCGCCGGCCGCCTTAGCCAGAGATGCTGCGGAATACTTCTCCCCCAGCGTCACACGGTCAGGCGACTCAAACGACACATCAACGGTGTCCTCAACCGATTCGCCCTCAATCTGCAACGCCTTAACCAAGATGGCCTCCAGGCCGATCTTCGCTATCGACAACCGATCCTCACACTTGAACAGGAAGCCCTTCTCAATGTTGTGCGCACCCTCAGCTGACTGGTTCGCGCTGTCCGGCATCAGCATCGGCAGCGGAGTCTTGGTCGCCGACGACAGCTGTCGAATATGCTCCTTGATCGCCGACAACATCGGAGTGAAGTCGTTCGCCTGGGACTCCCAGATATCAACCCCAGGTGGCAACTCCCACAACGCTCCCGGCGCGGCCTCAAAGATCGAGGCGTAGTCGATCGCGTTGCCGTTCTCATCGACATTCGGCAACCCATGCTCCGTCGACTTCAACGCCCGCTGCCGGAAAGCCTGAATCGCCATCGTGGACAACAACTGAAGCTCAGCCCGGTTGATCCGGTTGATGATGTCAATGTGAGGCTCCACCTCGCCCATGCCATCAGGGTTCTGGTACACCACCACCGGCGGCGGCGAACCGGTCACTACAGCATCGCCAACCGGAACCCACGAGTCTGAGATTCGCGTCACCAGCCTGCGCCGGGACGATGACTGCACAAAGCACGGACGGGCGAACTTCTGCCACCCGTCACCCGACCACACAATCGCAAAATCCGACTCGGCATCGAGGTCCCGCCACCACCGCATAGCGGCCCTGATCCGCCACGGCTGCAGCGGGTCAACGCTGACAACCATCGTCTCAGGAGAGTCAGCTGTGATCGTCGCCGTACCGTCATCACGACGCCAGCACGTCAAATACGACTCGCCGAAGTCCAGCCCATACTTGACCCACTGCTTACACACGGAATCCATGCGGTTATCCCGCCAAATGCGCCGGGCACGTAACGCCAAATCACTATCGGCGGAACCACCAACCGTGATGCCATTCGGGATGATTCGGTCAGCAACAGAGTCACGCACCATCAGACCCCAGTTGGTGCGCGCCTCACGCTGAAACGAACGCCACGCCGCAGACGTGTTCCTCGTCAACTCGGGCAGCGGAGCATCCCCATTGGAGTAACGCGCCAACAAACGCACCCGCGACATTCCGTCGTCGATACGCTTCGTCAATACCGGGAGCCATTCCGCTGGCGTTGAAGCAGTCAACAGCTGACCCCCTCTCTGTCTCTATGTCGACTAGTAGATCCGTCTAGGCGCAAACACTTTCGGGCGCGGACGCGCACCATCACGACGCGCATCAACACACGCCTCCCACGACAACATCCCCGCCATCGCAGCATCAAACTTGTCAGCCAAACGGCCATCCTGCTTCTGCATAACCCACAGAGGCTGGCCCGTATCGTCCACCAGCTTCAGCTCACGCCGCCCCGCATGACCCATATGCTCAACAAACTTCGGCCGCCACACATTGGCAGCCAACGCCGCGTCACCAGTCGCCAATGCATCGGCATAACCCTGCGTCGCAGCAGCCACACGCCTCAAACTGCCGCCACCGCCAACAGCCCACTCCACAACCCGATCCGGGAAACGGCCCGCCCACGCTGCGATCGTCGAATCCCAGCCCCACGGATCGCAGTACATGCGCCACACCTCAAACCGCGACATCATGTCCACAACGAGCGCTGTCACCTCATGCTCAGGGACTTCCCACTCTTCGACGTTCTCGGGCCGCTCCCAACAGCCCAACAACATCTGGCGTCCCGTCGCAATCTCAGTGACCACGACAGCCGTCGCATCTCTCCACCGCGACCCGTCAAACCCTGCGGTGACGAACGCTCCATCCGGCACCGTCTCATCGCACTGCACCAGGCGCGTCATATCGAACGCCTGCGAGCCCGACTTACGCCACCGATTCAGATAGACCCGCTCCCAGTACGCACGGTCAATACCCGTGCGGTCGTAGTCCTTCGCGATCCGCTCAAACTGACCCGGACCCCACTCCCCGATAGGGCCAGTGGCATCCGCGACAGCAGCAACCCGCTTCTCCACCGTCGACAAATCATCATGCTCATCACCGGCCCAGCGCCGAAAGAAGAACAGCGACGGGTCCTGCCGCTCACCCCTGGCGATCGACTCCGCCTCGGCAAGCACATCCTCTTCGATGCTGCCCTGCCCAGGCTGCCCAGCCGTAGACGTGTACAACGTCCACGGGTCCTCCATCGGACGCTTCGGCATGTTCTGCAACATCGTCTCGTGCGCGTCACGATGCCTCGGCATAAACAACCGGTGCGGCTCATCGAAATGCTGAAACGTCGTCCGCGCACCATCGCGAGACCCCGGAGCATTCGACACAGCAACAGCGAACCCATCCTCGCCACCCGAAGGCGACAACCGGACGATCCGCTCCTTGCTGATATCAAACAGATCAACATCGGGGCCGTTCTCCAAGATGTACTTCAGCACACCGAACGCCAGCTCCGACACCTGCTCCTCGGTGACCGCCATCATCGGAATCACCGGCGACCGCACCGGCCGACCCACAGGATTCCCCGCGGCGTCAAAACCGTCACACCGAACCGGCGCCTCTGGATGCAACTCCACACCGCAAATCCACGCCGCGAACTCGGTCTTGGCTACACCCTTCCTGAGTTCGACACCGGCCCGCTCGAACCGCCGACGGCCAGCCAAATGGTGCCCACGCGGATACAACTCATACAGCCGATACACCAGCGCGCGCTTCTCGTCATCGAGACGTGCAGGCTGACCCGACAGCGAGCCCGGGCCGAACACCATCCGATCCTCAATGAAGTCGCACACCTGCGGACCCAGCGTCGGGAACGCCAAATCCACGGCCGGCACCTGAAGTACAGCCATCTAAGCTGCCTCGGTCGAACCGCTACGTCACAAGCTTCAGGCGCGGATCGTCACCGGGATCAGGATGACTCACGGGCGCGGCCTCCGACTTCCGCCGCTTCGACCCCTTCGCCTTGGAATCCTCAGTGGCCTCAATCTGCCACTCCAGACGGCGGCGAGCCAACGGATTCGTCCCATAATCGGTATCGGCTTTCTCTAGCCGAACCTGAGCCTCCGCCCGCGCCTTCGCGGTATCCGCGGTCCAAAAATCGTTGTACAACATCGCCACACGAAACAGCCCGTTGATATCCGAATCTGTGTACTCCGGGGCCATCGGCGACGCCCAGATGTCATTCCACCAACGCACCGTCAACGGATGCCACACCACACCATCCGGCAACTCAGGAGCGACCACATCATGATCCGCAGACAACGTAGCCCGCGTCGACGACTTATTGCGACGAGCACGCACAGAAGGATCTTTAGGTACAGGTGGCATGACTTCCTCCCATTTCGGGAATCAACAAGTGTTGGAGAAAACCGCAGGTCAGACCCCATTTCGGGGAAACCGCGAAACCCCCGGGTTCCGTACAGACCAAAATCTGCA